CTATTTTGATGGTTTAGCAGTGGCGCCAATCCTCCTGTAAACCCGCTTTGTGATCTCCTGCTTACTGTGCCCCAGTAGCAGGCTTGCGTCGCCAATATCGATGATTTCCGATGCTGCTTTCGGTCGGATGTCGCGAAACTGAAAACCGCCAATCTTCGCGGCGAGGAGCGGATCGCCCTCTTCGATTGCTTTGGCACAAGCTTTCTCCCGCGCCTTGTCCCAGCGCAAGCGCAGCATTCCTTTCGTCATTCGCTTTCCGTGCCTGTTTATCAGCAGGTACTTCGAGACGTGGCCGGCATTCCTCTCCGTAATTTCCCGAATCAACCTGCCCAAGCTGTTTTCTCCCTCCTCTGTGTACATCAGGATCCTAAGCTTAAGCCCTGTCTTGCCTTGCGTGACCAAGAAGTAATCGCCCTCAATGTCGTCCCTGCGCATGACGATTACGTCTGCTGGCCGCTGGCCTGTCAGGTAGCCCAGGTCCATGGCTTCCTTGAGTTCCGGCTCAGCCATCCCGTAGACCGCATCCCAAACCGCGGCGTTGGCATAGTAATCACGTGGCGTTTCCTTGTTCTTGCGGATGCCCTGGCACGGATTCTCCCGCTCGGTCAGGCCCCATTCCCGCGCCATGTTGAACACGTGGGAGAGTAAGGCGATCTCCCTATTGGCCCGTACCTTGGCTGTACGGGCGTCGCGGTATCCGGCGATATTGGCTGGTGTGATTGAGTCGATGGGCGCCCCGTCAAACATGGGCCGCAATTGTTTGAGCTCGGCTAGGTTATCCTTCTGGGTACGCTCGCCTTTTTTCGGAATGACGTCGCGAACGTATCGATCAAAGATCCCCTTCATCATCGTCAGATCGGCTGGCTTTTCCTTGGACTCAAGCTCTGCCCACTTCAATCGGGCTTTGCTCAAGTCTCCCCCAAGCGGGATTTCCTTACCCGTTGAGTCTCTGTAGTAATAACCAACCCACACTTTACCGTTCTTGCGAGGGCGCTTTCTCCGCACCATTCCCGGCGGTAAGTCCCTGTTCTCAGTGTTTCGAGGTCGCATCTCAGTTCACCCTGGAGAAGTCAGGTGTCCAAGCTGGTCGCGGCGGCGGTGTGCTCTGCTCTGCAGACGTTGGATTGGTCATGCCAAGCTTCATGCGAGCGTACATGCGTCCGACCAATGGGCGGCCACCACGGCTCTCAACGAATACCCAATTGCGGTCGTTGAGCCATCTCCGTTGATGGGCTCGCTGCTTGTATCCAGTAAGGTCGGCCAGTTCTTCGTCCGAGAAAATTTCAGTTTCTAAAGTTCTGGTGCGTGAATGGTGCGTATACCCCACGGCAGGCTGCGCGAGCGGGCGTTCCTGAGCGTTTAGCGTTGCATCAGCGAGCGCTGCCCCGCGCAGCTTTTCGTGGGGTACAAGTGCCTCGGCAGTGGCGCTGGAAGGAGCAGTAATGCCTGCTGCTGCGCAGCAGAGACTGTTTGTTTCTAGCGTGTCGCCACCATTGGTTGTGCGGAGCAAAGCGGGCAGGGCGTTGGTGTTGTCCTGGTGGTTCTTCATGCCGCTTTCCTCCGGTGTTCTATAGCGAGTTGGTCCATCAGGCGCTGGTGATAGGTGAGTCGAGCTTCTGCTGCAGGCCAAGGGCGGATGGTTTCGGCCATGGGTTCGATGCCGACCAAGCAATCCCAGATAGCCGGATCGGTTGGCATGAGGTCGCGGCGTTCGGTAGCGAACGCTATCAGGTCGGCTTTGTGGACGCTGGTGGGGAGTTCTGGTGCTATGTCGAACCGATCACAGACGCGCCACCAGATGCAGTCCTCAAAGTGTTCATAGGCACTGATCCATTGCTTAACTGGTCGCGTCATGTCGCCCAGGTACGCCTCGGGTGCGTCATGAAGCAAGGCCGCGAGTTTGTGTTCCTCCGGCACCAGCTCGGCGACGATGCAGCTGTGTTGTGCCACGCTGTAGAACTCGCGGGTGTGGCCGTTGAAGCGGCAAAGGTGTGCCAGCGCGTGCGAGATGTCCCGTGGATCGATCATGTCGGCGTCGGGTTCAAGCAGGTCAAAGTGTTTGCCTGAGTGAGTAAGGATCCAGTTCATGCTGCCTCCTTAACGAGATCGGCCAGCAGCAGAGCGTTGTCGGTTGCCTTGTGCAATTGGCGCAGGGCGTCATACCCAATCAGGGCTTTCAGCTGCCGATCAAATTCCTTGTTATAACGGGTCAGGGCGCGAAGATCCTTGGTGGCCTTTGCATGTTGCTGTTGCAGTGTGCCGGCGGCCTGGGGCGTTAGGCGCAGCATCGGAATGGTGCGGCTCATACGTCACCGCCGATTGCTTTTTGATTTCGGGTATGAAGTTCCGCTTCGGTTCGAAAAAATAGCAGTGCTTTGCGGGCTTCTGCAGGACACATTGCTTCGGTTGGCCCTCGCTCTATCACCCATCGGCCTTGGGGCTCAGTGATTGAGCTATTTGCTGGGGTCGGTTCCAGCTTTGGTGCTGCTGGATCTAGTAACGCCGCCATGGCGAGTGCTTGGTCGCGCAGAGCTAGCGAGTCACGTTCGAGCTTCTTGCCGGTGCGGAACGCGCTGAATGTCTCGGCTGCGATACGCAGCTTTTCGGCGATATCCAATAGAGTTTTGCGAGCTGGCTCTCCCAACTTCGATGCATCCAATGCCCGCATGTAGTGGGCAAATAGTTGCTTGTGGTGAGTCTGGGCTTGCTCAATCGATAGCTCCAAGTCCCGGATGACGCCCGAGCTATCTGATTGCTGAATAGACTTGCCTTCATCGATGCCTTCGATGCGACCATCAATCAAGCCCCCTCGATAGCCGATCCAATAAAGGATCGCGGCTGCGAAAATGATGCTGATCAATGCGCAGATTTGAATTGCAGTCATGTGGTGTGCTCCTGGCGGTGTTTTGGCTGGTGGTGGCAGCCGATTGATTGGGTTATTCGTCGTCTGGATCTGGTGGATCTGCCAGGCCACACATCAGCTTGGCCTGATAGGGCATGTAACCCTCCTCTCGGAGGGCGTCGTAGCGCTGATAGTCGGCGGCAAAGTAGCTGCACTCATCACACAGTCGGCTGGCCTGTTCTTCGGCAGACAACGGTGTATCGCAGTGTCGGCATTGATCTAGCAGTGACATATCACGGCTCGTCTTCGACGGCTTCTGGTCGCGGCATATCTTCATCCGCCTTGTAGGCGCGAATGTCGATTAGCGAGGCCACATGCTTGATATGAGCGTACTTCGGTGCCTTTCGGCTGTTGACCAGCGTTGTCACGGGCAGTTGAATTCGGCCTGTGGTAATTGCGTCGGCAAAAGATCCTTCGTTGAGGTTCCGGAAGTACCGTTCGCGCAACTTTTCCACCGGGATTAGAACGTCACCAAAGGTCCGGTACAGCAGTTCGACTGTCACCGGATCGGGTGCGGGCAGCAGTCTTAGTGGCTGTTGGTTAGCGTGTGCAGTCATTGGGTTTCTTCCGTTGAGGATGATTCCAGGCATTCAGGCAATGGCGTTTAGTCAGCTCCCGCAGATGCTCCGGCACTTCGAGGAGCGCGGCGTTGCGCTCCTCGCGTGTGCGCATGGCGACGATCTGGCGGGCGTACTCCCTAGGCCACGTCACGGTTATCAGCCGGGATGGCTGGTAGTTCGAGGCCGAGCAGTTCGGCCAGCCAGCGAATACCGGCTTGCCGAACCTTGGTCGACTGGCTGTACTGCATGCCCGCTTTCTCGTGATACCAGTTGCTGTCTTTGATCCGCAGGTACTCCCGGTCACGCACGGGGAAAGCCGGCAGGTTGCGGTCGTTGAGCAAGCCCTTGTCACGCATGAGCGCGATCAGCTTGGGACGGGTCAGGCCGAAGTACTTGGCGGTTTTTTGGAGGTCACGTTCCATCACGGCCTCCTAAGCTGCATGCGCGGCAGGGGTCGCCACGGTAGCTAAGTGAGTGATGGATTCGGCCACCATGGAATAGATATCCACGTCACTTCCGCATACGGTGAAACACTTGGTGCGCGGCTTCTTCACGCCGATGCTCATGATTGTGGTAATTCCAGCGCGGGTCTTGTTACGGTGGACTGCCAAGTTAATGGGCAGCTCAAAACCCATATCGAGACTGAGTGCGCCGCCGGTGCGGATCAGCTCGAATACCTGCAGCTTGTGTTCAGTCTGGAATAGGCCATAACGGCGCTCAGCGTGCGGCGGAGACGAAGGATCGACGGAAGTGGTTGGCCCGTTGACGATCTCCTCAATGAAGTCAGCAAGCTTGAGGTGCATCTTCTTGCTGTTGGTCAAGGTCAGTGTGTGGCGTTCGCTGCCCAGCTCAACGGTGAAATGCGTGTCTATTTTTCGGCGTTCGACCTGCAGTCGGAAGGCCATGACGTCGCGTTGGGTTTCGGCGCGCAGATGGTGGTTGAAGGTTTCGGTCAGACAGACCTGAGCCTTGAGCAGTGTCAGGGTGCGGTTGTCGAGTTTGTACTTCTTCATGCCGCGTGCCCTCCGCCATTTGGATCGAATGGCACAGTTGCGGAGCGCTGTTTCAGCTTGGGTTTGGAAGCGAAGAAAGCGCAGCCGCAGTGTTGTGCCAGGCGGCGGATTTCGAAGATGCGGGAGGGGTTAGCAGCGGCCGGGTGGACGTGCAGGGTGGCAGTGGTGTGCATGGTATTGCCTCGCTCTGTGGTGGAAGAGTAAGGCAAGTAAACAACATGTTTGGTTTTTGGTCAAAACATTTTGTTTGGTTTCAGATGAGAGAGGGGCCTTTCAGTGGCCGTATCGATGACCACCAGAAAATCCGGCCCAGAATCACAACGCGTTGAGCCATTATTTGATCAAAATCGTAGTCTTCGTCAGCGTACTCGTCGGAATTGAAACTCCTCATTTTTATCCCATTAGGGGTGCGCTGAAGAAATTTGATGCGGAAGTGTCCATCGTGATCTATCGCGTATATTTCTCCATCAATTATCCTGGTCATTCCCTTATCGATACCGACTGTGGCACCAGAAAGAATCAGTGGATGGTTGCTGTTGCCGCTATTTGTGGCAAACACCGCGTTCGAAGGATCAACGCCACAACTTCTCATGGTAGCCCTCGAAAATCGCAGTTTTGGTCCAGTAATCTCTTGAACCTCGGTGCGCGCAACCTTCCCTGGTCCCGACGAGAGTTCGACTTCCTTATATAGCCTCAACTCAACCTCATCCTCTTCAAGTGGGGTGCTTGAATCCCACGGGGCCATGGGTTCAAGGACATACAGGGGAGAGTCATTAGCCGCTTGTGGCGCTTTCCCTCGTGCAGTATTCGGTGTCCGCATAGGGACATCTTTCCCCTCAAGCCAATCGCGTTCCACTACCAAAGTCATAGCGACTTGGCCTGCCATATAGGCAGGGACACCTCTCGCCTTCCAGTTGGTGACGTTCTGATCGTTTTCCAGATCAAGCAGCCGGGCGAGTTCCGCGCCAGAGAGTCCGGAGTCTTCCAGGGCTTGACGAAAGCGCTGGCCTTTTAGGCGTTGTGGTTGTTTGTTCATAAACAGAATGTTACAGCCCTTGCACAAAAATGATAACAAACGTATTGTTTGGCTGTGTCATTCGTTTTGTTTGCATAAGGTGATGTCATGACTACGCCTGACCAGGTGTTCGATTTGATAGTGCTGGTCGCTGAGCGGGCCGGTAAAAGCCCCTCGCAACTCGCACGAGAATGCGATGTAAGCCCTCAGCGCTTTTTCAATTGGCGACATAGAGGGGTTCCTGTTGCTCAGGTTCGTCCCCTTGCGAAAGCTTTGGCGTGGGGACTTTTGCCTCATGAATTGAGACCTGATTTGCCAGATATTTTTCCAGTGCCGGTTCAAGGTGTTTCGGCACAGGCGGCATAGAGCGCTAAGAAAAAAGGCGACCCTAGGGCCGCCCAGTTCCTCCCGGCACACACCACCACAGTGCTGTCGGGTCGCGACGAAGGTAGGAGGGCACACCACATGCAAACCACCTCCCTTTATCGCGCTGCCAAGACACGGATGTCTTGGGTTGCTGCCTTTTCCACCACAGATTGGGCAGCTGTTGCGCCAGAGGTGAGAGACGGATCACTCACCTCGGCACGGTGCCGGTTTCGATCTTGAGGATCTTGCCGGCGTTTGGACCCTTTCAAGCCACGCGGCAAATGTAACACCACAGCACGCCGCGCGGCACTGGCAACTTATAAGGATTAATGCCATGAGCCGAATTGCTCTGAGTTGCGTTGATCGAGCACAGCGGGAAATCCTGACGCTCGAATTAGCGCTTTACCACGCCGCACGGGATTATCCGGGTGGCGCCGCTGCAATCGCCGCCACCACCGGCCGCAATGCCACAACGCTGCAACACAAGTTGTCTCCTACGCACCCCTCGCACACGGTCAATATCCAAGAATTTGGAGAGATCCTCGAACTGACTAAGGACCGTCGGATTCTCGACGCTGTGCACGGCCTTGTTGGCGACACGATCTGGCAGGAGCTGGCCGAGTCGTACACCAATGACATGCCCGAAACCCTTACCACCGGGATTGCGCAGTTCTTCCGGCAGGTAGCGGACCTGTCCGAAACTTGGGCCAAGCATATTGGCGACGGCAAAGTCGACGACGGTGAGTTGGCTGAGATACGCCAGTTGGTGTTTCGCGGCATCCAGGGTTTGTTGGGTATGTACAACCGCGCCCGCTACGTCAACCAGACTACTAGTGGGGTGGACCGTGGCTGATATTGCTGACTTTGCAAATGACCTGGTGCAGGAGCGACTTGATCAGGCTTTGGCTGCTCGCGCAGCCCAGCTTTCTGCCACGACCCTGCATTCGTTGATGTTCTGTGATGAATGCGATGAGCCAATCCCGGAAGCTCGTCGGTTGGCACAGCCCGGTTGCACTCACTGTATTGAATGCCAATCCGCAGACGATCTGAGGGCTTCCCGTTATGCTCGATGAGGTAATTAATCAGTTCGCGGATTATGGTCTTGAGCCTGATCAGCCATTGGTTTTCGGCAAACTCACTCGCTGCAAAACCACCCAGGACAAGGGCAAGGAGAAAAATGGCTGGTATGTTGTCCACGAACACCGCACCGAGAAGAACGAAACTCTGATATTCGGTAGTTTCGGTGATTGGCGATCTGGCGATACCCAAAAAATCAAAGTAAAGGCCGGACGCATGAGCCCGGAAGAGCGCGAGGTAATGCGTGCTCGCCAGGAAGATGCAAAGCGCAAGGCTGCCGAAATCGCGGCCAACGCGTCCCGCCGAGCGGCCAATCGTGCCTCGGCATTGTTCCAACGCATGCCAGAAAAGGGTAAAAGCGCCTACCTGGATCGAAAGCAGATCGTAGGCTTTAAGGTTCGCTATGCGCCACGCACAGGCGCATTTTTAGTGCCCATGTGCAACGTGCGCGATCAGATCGTCGGCCTGCAGGTGATCTTCCCCGCGAAGCAAGAGGACACCGGGCGCGACAAAGCGTATTGGCCCTACGGTATGTCGAAGGAAGGCGCTTTCCACTTGATCGGCCCGCACCCTGAACCGGGTGAGCCTGTGCTGGTGTGTGAGGGTTATGCCACGGGTGCAAGCCTGCACATGGCGACGTCACTGACAGTCGCCATCGCCTTCGATGCAGGCAACTTGCTGCCGGTCTCCAAGGCCATGCGCGAGCGCTTCCCTGGCTGCCCGCTGATCATCTGTCGCGATGACGACTGGAAGACTAAACGCCCGAATGGCGAACCCTGGAACCCAGGCGAAGAGAAGGCTAACAACGCCGCGCTGGTTGTCGGCGGCCAGGTGGTTGCCCCTGTGTTCTCCATCGAGCGCGAGATCAAGTGGACGGACTTCAACGACCTGCATGTTGCCGAGGGATTGGAGGCTGTCCGCCGCCAGGTGTTGGCGGTGGTCAAGCCTCCTGCAGCTGGTGGTTGGAAAGACCAATTGGCCCGAACTGAAAACGGCTCCCTGATAGCGCACATGCAGAACGTCGAATTAATCCTCGGCAACGATGAGCGCTGGGCCGGCGTGATCGGCTTCAGTGCTTTCAGCTCCAAAATCGTCAAGTTACGGGCGGCGCCATACGGAGGCGGTGTTGGCGACTGGGCAGATATCGATGACATGCTTGTAATGAAGTGGCTCGCACAACAGTACAACCTTCGGGTCAAGGCCAGCAGCGTGATCGAAGCGGTTAGTGTGGTTGCCCATGATCATGCCTTCCATCCTGTACGCAATTACCTCCATGGTCTGGAATGGGACCGTGTTCCACGATTGGCTACCTGGTTGACTGACATCATGGGCGTTGAAGCAACTGACTACAGTTCGAAGGTTGGTAAGCGCTGGATGGTGTCAGCGGTCGGGCGCGTGATGCAGCCAGGTTGTAAGGCTGACTCGGTGATGATCCTCGAAGGGGCACAGGGCGCTGGTAAATCAACAGCAATGTCTGTGCTTGGCGGTGCCTGGTTTATGGACACACCTTTCGCCCTGGGCGATAAGGATGGCTTCCAGGCGATCCGTGGTAAGTGGATCATTGAGCTGGGGGAGCTGGATAGTTTCAACAAAGCTGAGTCGACCAAGGCGAAGCAGTTCTTCTCTGCGTCGACTGACACCTATCGCGAGAGCTATGGCCGAAGAACGATGGACGTTCCACGCCAGTGTGTTTTTGTGGGTACGACGAACCAAGACGAATATCTCAAAGACGCCACGGGTAACCGGCGTTACTGGCCTGTCGCGTGTACCAAAGTCGATTTGGAACAGTTGCGCGAAGTCCGCGACCAGCTCTGGGCCGAAGCCATGTTCTGTTATCAGTCCGGTGACATTTGGTGGGTCAACCGGGATGAGGCTCCACTATTCGCCGAGGCGCAGGAGTCGCGCTTTGTCGTGGATGAGTGGGAAGGTCCGGTCGTCAAGTGGTTGGAAGAATCTCAGATCGGCGCGACAGCGAGCGGCGAGGATATTTTAGCTGGCGCGCTGAAACTCGATTACGGCCATTGGGGTAAGCCCGAGCAAATGCGCGTGGGGGCAATCATGCATCGCCTCGGATGGCGAAAGGTGCGACTGCCGCCGTTGCCGAAAAGTGGTATTCGGCCATATGCCTACAAGAAGCCAGATGATTGGGGTAATGCCTCAGCGCTGCAGGTTGATAGCGCACGGGATGAGGAGCCTTGCTTTGATTAAGCGAATCGATGAAATGCTCAAGCTCTGGGCGCAGGATCTGCATTCGCCAGTGCCCGAAGGCTCTAGTGGGCCAAGTGGCGGCAACATGATTGCCATGCTGATGGAGTGCAAAGGGGAGTTGATACGCGGCACGCGTGGCAGTCGGGTACTGTTAGATGAATCGGCCGACATTGAGCTCATCGTCAACAAGCACTTGCCGCCGCAGCTGTCGGTCGTCGTGCGTGAACACTACTGCAACCACGAAAGCTTCCTGTCGCAGAAGTACACCCACTGTGGGTGTAGTCGCGATACCTACTATCAGCGCCTGCATGAAGCGCACCTGCACATTGCCGGCATGCTGATGGGGAAGGCTGCGTGACCTTTCGCACACTTGCGCCTACAACTGTCCTACTGTCCGGCCTTGCCCTACCTCAAGTTTGCAAGGTAGGACTGCTGGAGGCCGCGCATTCCGTGGCCTGTCCTACCTCCCTACCTAATATCGCACAACGCACACATGAGCGTAGCGCGTCGCATCACGCGCCGCTGGCGCGCATGCGTTTTTTTAATTTTCTCTCTTTACACGAGAAAAAGTTAAAAGAGGTAGGGCAGTAGGGCAAGGCCCCGAATTCAGCGGGCTCCAGCTGTCCTACCTCCCTTCTGAATAGTGGGGCAGGTAGGACAGCGCCGGAGGCACTGGAAGCCGAAATAAAGATATTCACCGACATTGCCTAGGCGTAGACCAGACATTCACCGGGTGGCATTAAAACAGGGTTGCTGCCACCGGAATCCACCTGTAAAAAGTAGTCATCTTCGATAGGTGCGACCGCAAGCAGCGGGACACACCACCACACTAGACCCGGCCATTGCGCCGGGTTTTTGCGTTTATGGGGTAGGGCGATGACGAACGAGCAGCAAGCGCTTATTGAGATGCCGGTCTGGATGGTGATCCTACTGTCCCTGGTCGGCGGGATTTCCGGCGAGGCATGGCGGGCCGATAAGGCGGGGGTAAGCGGCTGGTCCCTGGTCCGCCGCTTGCTGCTTCGGTCCGGGGCCTGCGTGGTCTGCGGGCTTTCCACCATGATGTTGCTGCACGCGTCAGGCATGTCGGTCCTGGCAGCGGGAAGTATCGGATGCCTCACCGCGATGGCCGGCGCCGATGTCGCCATCGGTCTGTACGAACGCTGGGCCGCCAAGCGTTTGGGCGTGTGCGATGTGCCGCCCTCGGGCGGTGGTCAGGCGTGATGCGCTGGAGGCCACGTAATACGTGGCTTGTAGCGATATGAACCAAAATGAAGCGCCGAAAAGCCGCCGGGGACCCTGGGGGCATCCGAGGGACACGGGGCATGAAACCCGCGGGAAAGTGTTAGCGGGAAGATTGCCAACTTACTGAAATTTCAATCATTGAAATCTTGAAAGGATTCATTGAAATACGTTGAAAAAGGAGGGCTCATGACAGAACCAACCTACCTGTCAAAGAGCGCCTTCGCGGCCCGACTTGGCAGGTCGCCGAGCTACATCACCTGGCTAAAAGACAACAACCGGCTCGTGCTTTCACCCAACGGCAAACAGGTTGATGTGCATGCCACCGAAGCGCTGATCCGCGACACCGCTGACCCGAGCAAGGCCGCCGTCGCTGACCGCCACCAACAGGACCGGATTCAACGCGACGTTTACAGTCAACTTTCCACCTCGGTGGAGCCGACTTCCACGGCTGCGCCGCCGCAACTCATTAGTTCGGATGGCAAGCAGCCGGACTTCCACAAGGCCCGCGCCCTGCGCGAGCAGAGCCTTGCGGAGTTAAGCGTTATTGAGTTGCGCACTAAGCAGGGCTCGCTGGTCGAGCGTGAGGCTGTAGAAGTTAGCGCTTACAACGCGGGGCGCCTCTTGCGTGATCAGCTTCTACGGCTCTCGACTCAGCTGTCATCCGAATTCGCCGCTATGACGGATCCCTGGGAAATCGAACGTCATATGACGGCGGAGTTGCGTCGTACGCTTGAGGATGCCGAGCGACTATCTGCTGCAGACCTCGGTAAAGCAATTTCAGTGAGCTAACGCTATGTCAGAAGAATTCCCGGACGGCATTGAGGTATACCGCGAATCGTTTTTCCGTGGCCTTCGACCGGATCCTGATCTTTGGGTTGACGAATGGGCCGACGAGTTCATGCGTATTCCCAAAGACACGGGAGCACCGGAACCTGGGCAGTATCGGACCGCACGTACACCTTACGCCCGTGAGCCCATGCGTTGTTTGTCACCGGCACACCCGTGTCGTCGTGTGGTCACCATGGTGGCCTCACAGCTTATGAAAACCCAGATCGCTTTGAATTGGATTGGAGCCCTGATCCATATGGCCCCCTCCAACATCCTGGCGTTACTACCCAATTTAACCTTGGCAAAGCGTGTGTCCGGGCGGATAAAAAAGACGATTAAAGCAACCCCCGTGCTCAGTGAACGCGTGGCCGCTAATCGTTCCCGCGACACTTCCAACACGATGGATACCAAAGAGTTCGAAGGGGGTTCGCTGTACGTTAACACCGCTGGTTCGGCAGCCAACTTGTCAGAACTGTCCGCACGCTACATCTATGGTGATGAGGTGGATCGGTGGGAAAACGATGTAGGGCATGAGGGTGATCCTGTTGCGCTGGCAGAGACCCGCGCGACAAACTTTGGCCGCAATGCAAAGATTTACTTCTCCAGCTCCCCCACCATCAAGGGGGCATCACGTATTGCTGAACTCTTCGAAGCCAGCGACCAGCGGTATTACTACGTTCCATGCCCGACCTGCGGCTATATGCAAGTCTTGGAGTGGGAGCGGCTGCTTTATGGTGAAGACTTCAGTAACGTGCATTATCGATGTGCCGGTCCTGAATGTGACGTACTGATCGAAGAGCACAACAAGAGCACTATGCTTGCTCGTGGCGAATGGCGTGCACACGGCAAGGGTGGAGGACAGACAGTCGGCTTCCATCTCAACGCTCTGTATTCGCCAATTGGCTGGCTGTCCTGGCAGTCGTTGGCGATGGAGTTCGAAGACGCTAAGAAGTCTCAGAAAACCGGTGAAATGGCGCTGATGCAGGTGTTCTACAACACCCGTCTCGCTAAGGTCTGGGACAGTGCTCAAGAGCAAACCAAAGCCGAGGTCTTACGCGACCGGTCGAGGCTAGAACGTTACGGTTTAGGTTCGATGCCATCAGCGGTGTTGATGCTGACGGGGGCGGTCGATGTCCAGGCTAACCGCTTGGAGCTAATGATCATGGGCTTCGGTGTGGGTATGGAGCGCTGGGTAGTTGACGTCCAGGTGATCTGGGGAGACCCCGCAAAAGAAAGTACTTGGTTGGTGTTGGACGAAAAACTCAAGGCCCGTTACCGGCATCCATGCGGAGTTGGCCTTGCAATTCTCGCAACAGCGGTCGACTCCGGCGGTCATCATACCGATGAGGTGTATCAGTTCTGCCGACTACGGCGTTGGCGCAATGTGTTTGCTGTCAAAGGGGCCAGCAAGCCCGGCAAAAATGTCATTGCACAACGTCCGTCCATGATGGATGTGACCTGGAAGGGCCAGACCGAACGCAATGGCGTCGAGCTGTGGTTTGTGGGGACAGACACTGCGAAGGATTGGATCTACAACCGCTATCCATTTGAATCGGGTCCTGGTGCGCTCCACTTCCCGAACGATCTGCCGGACGAGTTCTTTGACCAATGCGTAGCAGAGCATAAGGTCGCTCGCAAAGTCAGGGGTAAGGTGCGCACTGAGTGGGTAAAGGGGCATGGCGCACGCAACGAAGCCCTCGACCTCATGGTGTACTGCTTAGCCATGGCGCATTACTTGGGCATCAATCGTTATCACGAACATGACTGGGACCGGGTGCGCCAGGCGTTGGCCCAATCCGGCTTGTTTGACGATGCCTTGGGCATCAAGCCTGTTCAGGCTGAGCGTGTCGATGAAGATATGGCCCCCGCGCCTGTGGCCGTAAGGCAAACCCAGCCAGCACCACCAACCGTTGCCACTGTAGTGCAATCACGGCCAGCCACAACACCACCTCAACGCCGCAGTTCTGCCAGCGGCTACCTGAAGAGACGCTGATATGTCATTTACTAAAAAGCACCTCGACGCGGTTGAGGCGGCCATCGCTCGCGGTGAAAAAACCGTGCGCTACACCGACCGCACCGTGGAGTACCGTACCGTCGACGAACTGCTTAAGGCGCGTGAAGAGATTCGTTCGTCGCTAGCCAGTTCGGCCGCACCGCGTTCGCGCGTGGTTCGCCTGTACCACGCAGGGAAGGGAGTCTAATGGCTCGACACTTTCCGACGTTGACCCGCAACGGCTTCGTGTTGCCGTCGAACATCAAGGCCAGTTACGAAGGCGCCGGAGAAGGGCGCCGTTCCACTGGCTGGGATGCTCCTGACAACGGGATCAACAGCATTAACACCCCGGCACTGCGCAACCTCCGGTCGCGCTCACGGGCAGCGGTTCGTAATGACCCGTATGCCTTCAACGTGATCGACAAGCGCGTCAGCAACCTTATTGGCACGGGCATTACGCCTCGACCTACGACGGACGACGATGCTTTACGCAAGTCGCTGCAGGAGTTGTGGAGCGATTGGGTCGATGAATCAGACGCGGATGATCGCACTGACTTCTACGGCCAGCAGGCCCTGGTGGCGCGCACGGTTGAAACTTCGGGCGAGTGCTTTGTACGGCTGCGTCCGCGCAGCCTAGACGAGGGGTTGGCGGTTCCGCTGCAGCTCCAGATTCTGGCCCCGGAGTTTGTCCCGCATGACAAGTACGAGAAAACCAAAACCGGCAACGTTATCCGCGCCGGGATTGAGTTCAACCCAGGTGGTAAGCGGGTGGCGTATTGGATGTATCTGTCGCATCCGCGCGATGCATCATCGCTGAACGCTGGCTATAACCAGTTGGTCCGCGTGCCGGCCGCACAGGTGCTGCACATATTTGAGCCGGTAGAGCCCGGCCAACTGCGCGGTGTGCCGCGATTGTCGCCAGTACTCAAGCGTTTGCGAAGTCTCGATAACTACGACGACGCAGTGTTGTTTCGCCAGGAAGTAGCCAACCTGTTTGCCGGCTTTATCAAACGGCCTACGCCGGAGTCTGGACCGGTACCCAGGGACCCGGTGACAGGTGCGCCATTGAGCATGGATCGCGATGGTTTCACCCCGATGGTGGCGCTTGAGCCAGGCACCATGCAGGAGTTGGGGCCAGGTGAAGAGGTGGAGTTCTCCAAACCACCGGATGCGGGTAACAACTATCCAGACTTCATGCGGCAGCAACTGATGGCCGCAGCCGCCGGTTCCGGTACGCCTTACGAGATCCTCACAGGCGACATGCGCGGTATCAACGACCGAGCGCTACGTGTCGTGCTCAACGAGTTTCGGCGCCGCTTGGAACAACTGCAGTTCAGCGTTTATGTCCACCAGCTCTGTCGCCCAGTGCGGGCCGCCTGGATGGACATGTCCGTGTTGTCAGGTGTGCTGGTGCTGGGCGATTACGCGCAGAAGCGCCGCGACTACCTGCGTACTCGTTGGGTGCCACAAGGCTGGGCTTACATCCAGCCAGTACAGGACGTGCAGGCTCGACGGATGGAAGTGCAGGCCGGCTTCGCTTCGCGCAGTGAGATGGTCCTGCGAACCGGCTACGACGCTGAAACGGTCGATCAGGAAAACGCCGCCGATCTGGCGAGAGCCACAGCGCTGGGCCTTAACTACAACACCCTTGATGCCGTCGAAACAATCGACGACAAGGAGCAACCATGAGTAAAAAATCGCGACCGCGCGTTTACAACCGCGCAGGCAAGCAGGTGCAGGTCAAAGACAAGACCTGGTATGCAGTGCACGCCAGCGGCGAGGCTGCCGAGCGAGTGATCGAGGTATTTGTTTACGGCGAGATTGGCACTTGGGGCATAACCGCCAATCAATTTGTGCAGGACCTGCGTGCCATTGACGACGGCGTTTCGCCAGTGATTGCAGCGTTCAACAGTATTGGTGGGGATTTGTTTGACGGGTTGGCGATGCACAACGCGCTGTCGCGCTTGGGCGAGCGCTGCACTGGCCGGATTGATGCATTAGCCGCAAGCGCGGCCAGCGTGGCTGTGTGCGGTGCGCACCGAGTAGTGATCGCGTCCAACGCTATGTTGATGATCCACAACCCCTACACCTACGCCGGTGGCGACGCTGATGATTTCCGTCGAGTCGCTGATGTGCTGGACCAAACGCTGGAAGCGATCATTGCGGCCTACAAGGCCAAGGCGCCGGAAATTGATGACGCGGAGCTGCGTCGCCTGGTCAACGCAGAAACCTGGCTGACGGCCAATGAGGCTGTAGCACTGGGCCTGGCTGATGAGGTCGGCGACGGCCTCAAAGTCAAGGCATGCCTCGGCCAAGGCGCGGTGCTGCAGCGCTACCAGCACGCCCCGGCTGATCTGCTGGCACAGCTCGACGAACCACCCGAGGCGGATCCTGATCCGGTCGATCCACCACTGGTACCGCCGGTAGTCGACTCGGCCAAGTTGGCATTGATGATTACTCAGCGGTGCGCGGCGGCGGGCATCAGCAACCTGGTCGAGCCATTGCTAAGCTCGACACAGCTCGAAAGCGTAGAGATCGTCCTAGCCGGCCTGGCTCGTGCCAAGGCGGTGAATGACCTTTGTGTGGCCGCCCGCTTACCGGAGTTCAGTGCCGAATACGTTGCGGCGGGACTGGATGCTGCAGCAGTTCGAGCGCGTCTGTTCGACAAGATTGTTACCAGCGGCAAGGGCTTTGAAATCGATAACAGCCTGCCGCTGGACAACGACCCGGTGCCCAAGGTGCTGGCTAAACAAACTGATCCCACCTCGATATGGGCTTCGCGACAAGCGGCTCAATCTGGCACTGCGCGCGGCGCGAAAGGAGCAAGACCATGACCATCAAAAAAGAGCCGATCCACACAGGCGAATTTCTTCTGTCCGAAGGCAATGGGAACATTTCGCGGGAGACGATCAATGTCGCCGCAGGCCCCGCACTGAACCCGGGCCAAGTCCTCGGACTGGTCACGGCTTCGGGTGAGTTCGCGCCGTATGCCCCGGCCGCTGAAGACGGTACCCAGACGGCCGTGGCGATTCTCTACGGGCCATTGGGCGAGTCAGACATCGTGCGTCGGGGACGCGCCGTGGTGCGCATGGCGGAGGTCAGCGAAGTGCATCTGACCGGGCTCGACCCTGAGGCCGAAAAAGACCTGGCTACCCATTTCCTGATCGTCCGCTAGGACCCTCAGTCACGTTACCCAGCCTGCCTTGAGCGGGTTTTTTCATTTCTGGAGAGTACCCATGGCCGACATCGCCATTTTTGACGACGAAGCGTTTACCGTGACCGCGCTGACTGCTGCACTCAACGATCAACCCTACCTGCCGGGCCGCATCAGCGAGCTGGGCCTCTTTCGCGAGGAAGGTATCACCACCCTAACGGTCCAGATCGAAAAGGACGGCGACACCCTGGCCTTGGTACCTGCCGGTGAGCGCGGTGGCTCAGGCCTGGTGGTTGCAGCCAGTAAGCGTAACCTCATCCCGTTTAACACCGTCCATCTGCCGGAACGCTTTACTATCAAGGCCGACGAGATCCAGGGCATCCGCGCCTTCGGTACCCGCACCGAGTTGCAGGCGGTGCAGGATGTGGTCAATACCCGTCTTGCCAAAGCGCGCCGTCAACTGGACGCGACCCATGAGTTCCAGCGCATGGGCGCGCTCAATGGCTTGATCCTGGATGCTGATGGTAAGACGGTGCTATTGGATCTCTATGATCGCTTCGGCGTGAAGCGTCAGAAAATGTCCATGGGCTTGGCTGACCCAGCCACGGAGCTGCGGGTCAAATGCGGCGAAGCTCTGGATATGCAGGAAGATGCTCTCGGCAGCGTGACTAGCACCGGTTCGCGCGCTTTCTGCGGCAAGAACTTCTGGAACAAACTGATGGTGCACAAGTCGATCAAAGAGACCTACCTCAACAGCCAGCAGGCGGCGGCTTTGCGGGGCGACGCTCGAGAGAGCTTCGAGTTCGGCGGCATCATCTGGGAGCGCTACCGTGGCAAGGTCGCCGGAGTGTCTTTCGTCCACGACGACAAGGCGCTGCTGGTCCCTGAGGGTGTGCCCGATCTGTACATCTCCGTGTTCGCACCGGCGGACTACATGGAAACGGTCAACACCCAGGGCATTCCGTACTACAGCATGATCGAGCCGCTGCCGTTCAACAAAGGTATGGCCGGCGAAGCCCAATCCAACCCGTTGCACCTGTGCACCCGACCGCGCGCACAGATCCTGCTGGAGCTCTGATCGTGAGTTTTCGCGATCTGATCGCCGAGGTCGACGCGGTGGTGTTCGAAACGCTGGGCGACACGGCTCGGATCGAGGGTCGCGAAGAACCGGTCTTGGGCATGTTTGCCGCGCCCTGGTTACAGCCGAAGCTCGGCAAGCTCAATACCGGCTTACGTGAGCCTCGGTTCGAGATCCGCGTCAGCGATTCGCACGGCCTTGTCCGAGGGCTGTTGGTCAGCATCGATTTGCCGGCCTTGGATGGTGGTGGCGATTACGACTTGCTGCAGCTGGAACCGGGCGGCGACGGCCTGGTCGCCTTGATCCTGAGGTTGCGCCCATGAGCATCGATAGCTACGTCAAACCCTCGGCCGGCGGCGGGATGATCTCTATCCAGTCGTCAGCTGCAGATCTCCAGGCTTTTCAGGACTTCGCCAAGTTGGTGCCCAAGGCAGCTGCTGCTGCCCACCGACGCGCGATCAACAAGACGTTGGGCTGGTTGCGCACGCACATTGCCCGTGCAGTCAGCAGGCAGGAGCGCATTGCTGTCGCGGCAGTGCGTCAACGGTTGCGCAGCTACCCAGTGTCCGGCGGGGCGTCCAGCGGCAAGCTGTGGTTCGGCTTAAATGCCATCGAGTCCAGCCGGATCGGCCGGGCGCGGCAAACTGGCAGCGGTGTTTCGGTCGCGGGGCGGCGTTACCAGGGCGCGTTCCTCAAGAAGGTCTACGGCAATAAGCCAGACATCTGGATTCGTACGGCGAGCAAACACTTCAATGCCGATGATTATCCCGACAGCACCGTGTCACCTGGTCGTGGGCCGAGTTCGGGGTGGGTCGCGGAGAACGGTAGCCGCTTTCCGTTAGCCAAGGCCAAAGTGTCTCTGGAACAAGCCCGTCCTCACTTTGAGAGCTGGGTAAAAAAGGCCGATGAGCGCTTGCTGGAGATCCTGAAACAAGAGCTCAACTTTGAGCTGCAGAAGCACCTCAAGAGGATCGGGTAATGGCTGACGAACCTTTTAGCCTGGACCAGCTTTACCAGGCGGTCGAGCAACACCTGGTGATTCATCTGCCAGGGGTTCAGATGGTAAGTGCCTGGCCGAACATTCAGGATCGCATTGCTTTACCGGCAGTGTTTCTGGAGCTGGCCGAGATTGAGCCCGGTACCGATATCGGCACGGGCGAAACCACTTTGGTTTGCAAGTTCGAGGCGCGCATCATCGTTGACCCAATCTATCCCCTGCATCAGCAACAGGCGGTGCACTTGGCGACCCAACTCGCCGTTCTGCTGCGTGCTCAGACCTGGGGGCTGGAGGTCGAGCCTGCTGAGTTCGTTCAGGCTTTGCAGGATTGGACGCAACCAGCGTTGGATGGTTACACCGTGTGGCTGGTGGAATGGACGCAGCAGGTGTACCTCGGTCCTGAAGAGTGGCCCTGGCCTGATCAGCCGCCGGGCATGCTGTTGTTTGGCTTCAATAACGATGTCAAAGAGGACTTTGTTCCTGCGGAGGATTTGTGAGCGGCTACGTTGCTGCCCAGCACGACCGCATGCTTGCGGGGGTGGTCAAGGATTGCTTTGTGGTTGCGGTCGATCTGGCTGCCTCCCCGCCGGTATGTCGGGTTTCGGATGGCGAATGGACTAGCGCCTGGGTGCGTTGGCACAGCATCGCCGCCGGCAAGGCCAGGCATTGGCGGGCACCGTCTATGGGCGAGCAGGGGACACTGGTTAGTGCCAGCGGTGACGTGTCACAGGGCACGTTCATACCGGGCTTGTATGGCAACGCCGGTCCGCCGCCGGATAACCGAGATCATGTGGAAGTTTGGCGGTTTGATGATGGCGGCTCGCTGATTTACGACTGGCAGGCCAAGAGCTACAGCATCACTTTACCCAGCGGCTCGGTGACGATCAAAGTCGCCAGCACGGAGGCGGTTATTAGCGATAGCGCCGTCACCGTCACTACGGGGAATATCAACCTCAAAGCGGCGGTGATGATCGACGGAGCGTTACACGTCACGAAAGGCATCACCAGTGCCGGTGCGATCATCGACGCTGGTGGCAACAGCAACCACCACACGCATTAATTTCAACTAATAACAGCTCGCCCGGTGCGGGCTTATTTTATGCCTGGAGAAACACATGGCCAAAATCGTCGACGCAATTGTCACCGACGAACCAGCGTTTGCACCACAGGTGCGGGAACCGCTGTTGCTCAATACACCCGCGACATCGGAAGTCCTGAAGTTCCGCGACAAGGTCTTCACGTCGCGGCTGCTGATCGTTCCCGGTACCGACCGCACCCTGCAGGTGATCAAGGCGGTGGTAGAGGTTTCAGTGTCGGACACCGACGCGGTCAAGTTCCTGAAAGATAACGCGGAATTCGAGCTGCTGAAGGAGTGATTTAGATGATCGGAATGGATCGCCACACCGGCCAACCCATTTCCGGCATTGCGCACTTGCGCCAATCCGTTCCAGACATTTTGGGCACGCCGTTGGGCAGTCGCCGGCATCGGATGGATTACGGCAGCAAGCTACGGCGGTTTGTTGACTTGCCTGTGACTGAGGGCTGGAAAAGTGCGGTACAGGCTGAAGTCGCCCGCGCCCTAGGGCGCTGGGAGCCGCGTTTGAAACTGGATCAAGTGCGTGTCGTTTCCGTTATCGGCGGGCAAATCAACCTGAAAATCGTCGGGCAGTACCTGGGCGACAGCGTCACGCTGGAGGTGGCCGTATGAGTATCGTGGATCTGTCGTCGTTGCCTGCGCCGACCGTGTTGGAGCCGCTGGACTTCGAAGAGGTATTTCAGGAGGGATTGGGGGTCTTTCGTGGATACATGGGCGGCAACTGGACTGCCGCGCTGGAGAGCGATCCGGTGCTTAAGGTGCTGGAGGTTGGCGCTTATATCAAGGTCGGCAACCGCGCTCGGGTCAATGACGCCGGCAAGGCGGTATTGTTGGCGCACGCCATACGTGGCGACCTCGATCACCTGGGGGCCAACGTCAACCTGAAGCGCCTGGTTATCCAGACCGAGGATCTCCTGGCGGTTCCGCCTGTTCCGGAAGTCAAAGAGGATGACGATCCGTTCCGAGAGCGCATCCAGTTGGCCTATGAGGGGCTGACCACAGCCGGCCCACGTAACAGCTACATCTTGCACGCACGCAATGCCTCGGGGCTGGTAGCGGATGCCACTGCCGAAAGCCCGGCGCCTTGTTACGTTACGGTAACGGTGCTGGGTTTAGACGGCGAAGGTGAAGCGCCTCCGGATCTGCTCGCCACGGTGTCTGCGGCGCTGAATGACGAGGATGTGCGGCCGGTGGGGGATCGTGTGACGGTGCAGAGCGCCCAGGTGATCCGTTACCAAATTGAAGCCATTCTGCACATGACCAGCGCTGGCCCCGAGGCTGATGCCAGTTTGGCCGAGGCGAAAAGTCGATTGGCGGCGTGGATCAACCCGCGCAAACGGCTGGGTATTGAGGTGGCACGCTCAGGCGTAGACGCCCAGTTGCACGTTGCCGGCGTTTCCAGGGTTGAGCTCGTCGGATGGCAGGACCTGGCCCCGACCAAGGCTCAGGCGGCGTTCTGTACGGGATACACCGTGACGCTGGCGGGCTGACATGAAAAGCCTACTGCCGATCAACAGCACGCAACTGGAACGGGCCATGGAGGCGACGTTCTTCGAAAAAACGATTGTTCCGCTTCGCGACCTTTACAACGCTGATACCTGCCCGGTGCATTTGCTGCCGCATCTGGCCTGGGCATGGTCAGTTGATCGCTGGGACTACCGATGGACCGAGGCGACCAAACGTGCCGCCATCAAAGCCTCTTATTACATTCATGCCCACAAAGGCACCATCGGCGCGTTACGCCGTGTGGTCGAGCCGCTGGGCTATCTAATCGAGATTATCGAGTGGTTCAACATGAGGCCCGAAGGGGTGCCCGGCACCTTTGCATTAAAAGTCGGGGTGTTGGACACCGGTATCACCGAGGAAATGTATCAGGAACTGGAGCGGCTGATTGATGACGCCAAGCCGGTTAGCCGGCATCTAACCGGGCTGGCTATCAGCCTAGAAACCACCGGCTCTATAAACGTCTTCGCAAGTGCTTATGACGGTGACGAAATTGATGTTTATCCGCCGGTACTCCGGGATATCGAGACAACCGGCGTTATCGGTGGTGGCGGTCGCGAACACAGCATAGATGAGCTTGAGGTTTATCCGCTGACACCTTCCTTTATCTCGGTTGATTGTTATGTCGGTGTTCCTGGCCGCGAACATTCCATAGACCTTTTGGACGTATACCCATGATTGATGCCAATTCGCAGTTCTTCGCCATCCTGACGGCCGTGGGGGAGGCCAAACAAGTTAAAGCCGATGCAGGGTTGATGACTTGGAAGCTAACCCACATGGCCGTGGGCGACGCTAATAACACTGATCCAATACCTGATCGTTTGCAGAAGGTGTTGATCAACGAGCGCCGCCGTGCGCCGCTGAACATGCTGGGCCCTGATCCGGCTAACCCCGGCATTCTTGTGGCCGAGCAGATTATTCCGTCTGACGAGGGCGGTTTTTGGATTCGGGAATTGGGGTTGTTCGACTCCGACGGGGATCTGGTGGCGGTAGCCAACTGCGCGCCGAGCTTCAAGCCGAAGCTTTCCCAGGGCGCCGGCCGGACGCAGACCGTCCGCATGAACTTCATCGTCAAGAGTTCCACGAACGTGGTGCTGAATATCGATCCTTCGGTCGTGACGGCAACGCGCAGGTATGTGGACGAATCCATAGCCGGGGCCATTAACAAGCTGGATTTTAAACAGTCGGTATTGGTCGCAACCACAGGGCCTGTGGTCCTAGCGGGCGTTCAAGCCATCGATGGGTTCGCGGTGCCTGCGGGATCGCGGGTGCTGGTAAAAGATCAGGTGCAGGCGAAAGACAACGGTTTGTACGTAGTTGGGCCTGATAGCTGGGTGCGTTCTGGCGATGCCGACACCAGCGACAAAGTAACGCCGAACCTGATGGTGGCAGTGGAGCGGGGCACGGTAAACGCCGATACCCTCTGGCAGCTCGTCAGCGACGGCCCGCTGGTGCTCGGCACGTCGCCTTTGGCCTTCCAGTGGCTTGGCGGGCGGAACGCACCTACCAGCCCTGTAGATGACCGTTCGAAACTGGTGGTTAACACTGAGGCGTTGCGGGCGCAAATTGAAAGCCCTAAACAGGACTTTCCCGTCCATGTTTACCGTAAGAATCGGTTAATCAATGGCGCATTCCAGATTTGGCAGCGTGGGAAAGCCGGGGTTGTTGGCAAGGCAAATGGCGATCCAGAAAGCGCCTTCGGTCCAGACCGGTGGCAGATTTACAGCCCCACCAATGCCGTGTGCAATTGGAGCCAGTTGCAATTGGAGCAAGATGCCAATATCAACGAAGCTAAATATTGCCTGCGCCTGAACCGGCAGGGTGCTGGGCAAGGCTGGAACCTGAGCCAGCGTATCGAAAACGTCGAGACGCTGGCGGGCGGGAAGGTGACAATTTCGTTTTACATGAAGACCAGCGTCCCGCATACGTGCGCTGTGATACTTCGCCAAAACTTCGGGGTAGGCTCCACTGAGCCTAATGTTGATGTGGGTACTTCGGTAGAGCTGACAACAGTATATAAAAAATATGCTGTTACCCTTGATCTTGGCTCTGTTGCTAATAAGAACAAGGGGAGTTCTAACGATTTTCTAGAGCTGATTTTTGCCAGCTGGGGGACGGGCGCTCATGTTACTGATATCACTAACATCCAGATTGAAACAGGCAGCTTAGCGACGCCTTACGATTATAAGACGGTGCATGAAGAACATCGCGCTTGTATGCGATATTTCGAGAAGTCGTTTCTTCAAGATCATCCAATTAAATCAAATAACGGGCCTTCGACGTGCATTGCGACGTTTACGCAGTCAGCGGCTTCGCAGGCGTCACAGTCTGCTTTGCGCATGGAGTTCCGTGAAATCAAGCGCGTGGTGCCTACGCTAAAGTTATTTTCCCCTGGGGAAGCAACTTCTGAAATCTGGGCTCAGTCTCTGGGTAAACCCTGCATTTCAACGAATATTCAAAGTTTATGGGCGGCAGGTTTTTCATTGTCTTGTATTCCCCCGGCTGGCTCAGTGCCTGGGTATACGCTACAGGTCGAGTGGACAGCGGACGCTGAACTTTAAAGGTAGGTATCCATGGATAACATGCAGTACAAACATAGTCCGGCGGGCGTGCGGCGCCTTCCCGATGGCGTGTTTATTCCCCAGGACATGGGCAATAAAGACTGGGTTTCCTATCTGGAATGGGTGGCCGAAGGCGGTAAGACACAGCCGATATCGACGGCTGAAGAAGTTGCCAGCGCCGAGCGCCGGTGGCGCGACGGTGAGCTGGAAAGCGTCAAGTGGTTGCGCGAGCGTCACCGTGATGAGTTGGAGCTGGGCGGCGCTACGTCGCTCACGGCTGACCAATACGGCGAGCTGCTGGCTTACATGCAATCGCTGCGTGATTGGCCCCAAGCTACGAAATTTCCTGGCACGAAATACCGTCCCACCCGGCCAGCCTGGATAGATCAGCAAAGCCAATAACGCCCCGCATCGTCGGGGCGTTTTGTATCCCGTTATACGTAAAACGAACACCCCTCCCGGCCTCGCTTAAGCGGGGCTTTTTCGTTTCTGGAGATTGAGCTTTATGAGTTTCTTTCACGGCGTTACCACCACAGATATCAAGACAGGCGCGCGCACCATCTCCCTGCCGTCGTCTTCCATCATCGGACTTTGCGACACCTTTGTGCCGGGCGCCCTCGGCGGCGGTACTGCCAAGGCCGGCGAGCTCAAGTTGATCACTTCTGAGCGCGAGGCTATTGCTGCCTTCGGTGCTGACTCGGCGATCACCAAGGCCTGTAAGGCGATCTATACCAAGGCCAAAGCGGTGATTGTTGCCATTGGTGTCCCGAAGCTGGAGGACGCGGCGCTGCAAACTTCGGCGATTATTGGCGGTGTTCTTGCCTCGGGTCAGCGTACTGGCCTGCAGGCTTTGCTCGATGGGAAAAGCCTGTTCAACGCGCAGCCGCGGCTGTTGATTGCTCCGGGTCACACCGCCACCCAAGCGGTGGCTACCGCGCTCGATAGCCTGGCGCAGAAGCTGCGGGCAATCGGCATTCTTGACGGACCTGGAACCACGGATGAGGCGGCAATGCTCTACGCCGATAACTTCGGCAGTCGCAACCTGTTCATGGTTGACCCTGGAGTTCAGTACTGGGACACCGAGCTCAGCAAGACTGTTGATGCGCCGGCCTCGGCCTGGGCGGCGGGCTTGTTCGCCTGGACCGATGCCGAATATGGCTTCTGGGCCTCGCCGTCGAACAAGGAGTTCACCGGCATCACTGGGACAACCCGTGCTGTCGAGTATCTGGACGGTGATGAGACGTGCCGTGCCAACCTGCTGAACAACGCCAATATCACCACGATCATCCGCGACGATGGCTATCGCTTGTGGGGCAACCGCACGCTATCGAGCGATCCGAAGTGGGCGTTCGTTACGCGCGTTCGCACGCTGTTCATCCTCATGGATGCGGTGCAGGCCGGCCACAAGTGGGCCGTAGACCGCTCGATCACCAAGACCTACGTCAAGGATGTAACTGACGGACTGGACGCTTTTATGCGCGACCTGAAAGCCCAGGGCGCGATTATCAATTTTGAGGTGTACCCGGACACTGAGCTGAACACAGCCAGCCAGATCGCTCAGGGCAAAGTTTATTGGCGCATTCGTTTCACCGACGTGCCGCCTGCAGAAAACCCGAATTTCCTTTTCGAAGTCACCGATCAGTGGATGACCGAAGTTCTCGAAGCAGCCTAAGGGGCCTAGTCAATGATTCCTCAAACTTTGTTTAACACGAACCTGTTTGTCGACGGCGTGAACTTCGCCGGCGATGTGCCGAGTCTGACCCTGCCCAAGCTGACGGTTAAGACCGACGAATATCGTGCCGGTGGTATGGCCGGTGCAATTGAGATGGCCCAGGGTTTGGAAAAACTGGAAGCGTCCTTTGTCACTAAGGGTGTGCGTCGAGAGTCGTTGAAGCACTTCGGCCTGGCCGATGGCACGGCCTTCAATGCGACGTTCCGAGGGGCTTTCAGGGGGCAAAAAGGGGCAGTGACGGCTGTCGTCGCCACCCTGCGAGGTTTGCTTAAAGAGGTCGATCTTGGGGATTGGAAAGCCGGTGATCCTGCTGAGATCAAGCATGCCGTTGCGCCTTCTTACTACAAGCTCGAAATCGACGGTCGCGTCATGTACGAGATCGACATGGTCGCGGGCGTTCAAGTAATCGACGGTAAAGATCAACTCGCTGACATTCGCACCGCGCTCGGCCTCTAAGGGAATAGATCCAAATGAATAAAGCAACTTTTAAAGAAGTACCGGCCTGGCTGTCGCTCACTGCACTCGCTGCCGTCGTGACCCTCACGCGGCCGAGCAATGCCAACGGCGTGCAGGTCGAGACCTTGACCTTGCGTGCGCCGCTTGTGCGTGAAGTGCGGGCAGCCGACCGCGCCTCTAACGGCGACGAAGAACAGCGTGAGCTGATGTTGTTCGCGGGATTGGCAGAGGCGGGCGTTAAGGATCTGGAAGGGCTGAAGCTTGCGGACTACCGCCGTCTTCAATCTGCCTATTCGCACTTGGTACCCGATACTGACTATTCGGCGTCGATGCCATCGTGGTTGTCGGTCACCACCGACCAGGCCGTGGTTACGCTTTCCTGTTCGAGTGAAATCAACGGGGTGACGGTCGATAAATTAGCTCTGCGATCTCCGACGGTGGGCGATGTTCGCACGGCTAATCGCGAGTCGGGCGGGGATGACGAACAGCGCGAACTGGTGTTGTTTGCCGCGCTTGCCGGTGTACCTGTCGCGGATCTGGAGGGCCTGAAGCTGGTGGATTTTAACCGCCTGCAGGCCGGCTATTTTCGTATGGACCAAGACGACGGGGTTTGACCCTGGCGTCATCAAAATGGCCGCGAAACGTCTAGCGGCGGAAACAGGATTTTCCGCTGCTGAGATTCTGTCGATGCCGTTTGCAGAAATGGTGTGGTGGCTCACGGATTGAGCTGCCTTCGGTAATACTGTGCAAATGGGGGCCATGACATGGCGAACAAAATCGCCCTCGGGCTGGTGATCGGCGGTGCCGTCAGCGCGACTGTCGGTGCTGCGTTCAAAGATGTGACGGGGCGTATCAAGCGTCTAGAGGCGGAAGGTCTCAAGGCTCGAGTTCTGCAGCGTACTATTGGCGACACCATTCGCTTGCGCGATGAATGGAAGAAGGCCCACGACAGCGGCTCAGAGGGGGCGTCCAAGCTGTTGGGCCGGTTGAACTCCAACCTCGATAGTTTGAAAAAGCAGGGGATCGAGGTTGGCCGGTTGGAGAAAGCCTATCGGTCACTGGGGCAGACGGCCAACAAAGCTGAGCTTAAAGCCAGGGGGCACCAGCAGCTTGATGCCGGTAAGAATGGCATGAAAAGCGCGGTCGGCGCCGCTGTTGTTGGCGTCGGTGTGCTGGCTGTGCCGACGAAGGTTAGCGCAGACTTTGGGGCCATTGTTCGTGATATCGCGATCAAGGCTGGCATTGCCAACAAGCCACAAGAAAAGGAGATGTCGCGCAAGATTATCGATACTTCGCGCGACACTGGCATGGCGCGCAATGACGTGGCCGACGTCGTTAACCAGTTGGTCGGCGCCGGTATGGAGTTAAGCAAGGCCCTGGAATATGCGCCGGTCGCAGCCAAGTTTGTCGTGGGGCAAGGTTCGAGCGGTGTCGATACGGCCAAGATGATCAACGCGTTGGGGCAGAACGCCAAAATCACCGACCCCAAGCAGATGCAGCAGGCCCTTGAGGCTATTGCCTACCAAGGGCAAGCGGGTAGTTTTGAAGCGGCCGATATGGCTAAGTGGTTCCCTGAGCTGTTGGCGAACATGGGCAGCCTCGGCATAACTGGCATGGATGCGGTGACGCAGCTGGGGGCCATGCTGCAAGTGCAGATGAAGTCTGCCGGCGGCGCCGATGAGGCGGCGAACAACCTCAAGAACTGGATGAGCAAAATTGGCTCCGGCGATACCGTCAAGGCATATGCGAAGGCCGGTATCGACTACAAGGGTTCGATGCAGACCGGTTTGCAAAACGGAATGTCCACGCTTGAAACCAGCATGTCGCTGGCGCAGAAGTACATTCAGGCCACTGATCCGAAGCGCGCGGCTGCAATGGCTGAGGCGACTGCAAAGATCAGTAAGGAATCCGACCCGGAGAAAGCCAAGGCCATGATGGCCTCGTTAGAAGAGTCACTGCGCACCGGTGACCTGTTCGCCGACATGCAGGTGAAGGCAGCGCTTTCTGCCTATATGCAGAACAAGGCGTTGTACAGCCAGCTCAAAAACGATTCGCGTGACGCTACGGGCATTCTCGACAAAAACCTCAGCGAGCGACGTGAGGCATCGTCACAGAAGTGGGCCGAAATGGCTCAGTCGATGGATGATGCAATGCGCAGCGTTGGGGACGCTTTGCGCCCGGTCACAGACACCGTGGCTGAAGCTTTGACCAAAGTCACCAAGGGTATTACCTCGCTGTCTGACAGCGCGCCTGGGGTGGTGACTGGCATCGTTGCTGTCGGTGGCGGGCTTGTCGCGCTCAAAGGCCTGCTCAGTTCTTTCAAAATTGCCAAAGGGTTGCTCAACGTTGCCCGTGGCACGCTGGGTGGTAAGTCCGGCGAAGTGCAAAAAGTCTTTGTGACCAACTCCAAGGATGGCGCCGTGGGTGGCGAACCCAAAGGCAAAGCCGGGAAAGCCCTGTCGTTAGTTGAGACCGGTCTTAAGGCGGTGGCTTCGCTCAAGGGTGAGCCAGCCGATGGCGAGGGAAAGGATGACAAGAAGCCCGGCAAGTTTGACCTTGTCGCAACTGGCCTTAAGGTCGTTTCGCTGGCTAAAGAGGCGGCGTCTGCGGACAACGAAGGCACCGGCGATGTCGATTCAGGGGCGGGAGAGGGTGTCGTCCAAAAAGTTTTCGTCGTTAATGCGAACGCAATGGGTGGCCTCACTGGCGGGTCGGGCGAATCACGTCGGCGTCGTCCCGGTTCAAGACGTAATCCTCCGCGCCGTCGGCCGTCACCACCTCGTGCGGGTGGCCCACCACGTCCTCGTGTGGCGCCGCCGCGACCGCCAGTGCCTCGGTCTGCGTTACCGGCCCCGCGTCCATTGATGCCACGGCCTGCGCCTGCGATGCCGGCACCGCGTCCACCGATGCCACGGCCTGCGCCTGCGGTACCGGCCCCGCGTCCACCGATGCCACGGCCCGCTCCTGCGGTACCGGCCATACGTCCATCAGTGCCAAGTCCTGCTGCGCCGGCCTTGCATCCGACAGTGCCACGGCCCCCGGTGCCTGTTCCTGTCCCACATGCGCCTATTCCGTCAATTTCTGTTCCCAGTGGTGCGATGGCTAAACTGGGCGGGGTCGTGCAAGCGGTCGGCAAGATCGGCAAAGCCGCCAAGATGATACCTGGTGGCTCGCTGATGGAGGCCGGCGCCATGGCCTTCGACACCTATGAGAATGCCAAGACCAAGGACGAAAAGGCCGAAGGTTATGGTGCTGCAGCAGGCAATCTTGCCGGCACCATGGCCGGAGCTGCGGCAGGGGCGGCTATTGGCTCGGTGGTACCTATCATCGGGACCGCTATTGGCGGGCTGGTGGGTGCTTATTTGGGCAGCATGGGTGGTTCGGCGCTGGGTGGTGCTGCGGGTAAGTCGTGGTTTGGAGGTGAAGATGAAAAGCCTGCGCCACCTGTAACGCCGTTGCTGATGGCGCCTCGGCCGGGCCCCGCTATTCCAAGCTTGGCCGCCATGGGCAAGTCATTCAATAGCGCGAACGGGTCGGGTGCATTGCTGATGGCGCCGGCACCTCAGGCTCCTGTGCTGGGGGATGTAGCACGCTCCCTTGCGGTGTCAGCACCGAGCAAACCGGCAGCAGAGGCGATTCAATCCAAAGAGCCGGAGAAGCCTGTCCCGGCCAAAGTGGATCAGAAGTTTGAATACTCGCTGACCATGCCGATTACGGTGCAAGGGGATGTGAAAGATCCGCAGCGCTTGGCGCAGGACCTCATGCCGCACATGCGGCTAATGATGGCGGATGCGGCGAAACAAAACGCCGCGAAGCTGTATGACGAACCGCACCTGTAAGGAGGCCCCATGGCTTATTTGGAACAGATGCAATCGGGCCTCAAGTACCTGGTCGAAGCAGGGGAGGCTGGTAGGCGTAGTGCAGACGGCATGCTTGGACCGGTCAACGGCGCAATCAGGGAGTTAACCGGCGCCGCGTCAGAACTGGAAAACATCCCGTTCGTGGGGCCTGCTGTCGGTGCCAAGTTACAACGGGTGATGCGCGGTGTGGATGCAGCACAGGCCAAGGTCGGCCAGGTGGCGTCCGTTTACGGCCGGGCGACGAGGGCGGCCACCGAGATTCAGGAACGGATGGGCGTGCTGAAGGAACAGGCAGGCAAGGCTGCGACGGCGATCAACAATGTCGCCGGCAAGGTCAGTCCTTCATTGGCGAACATCGTGCCTACCAGTGCCTTTGCCAAGGATGCAACGCCGGCACCGGAAGCGGTGAAGCCGTTCCCGCACCTGCTGATCATCCAGCCCAGGGACCCCAAGATTCAGCCGTATTATTTCAACTTAGACACGGCGGCCTTCGACGAGCTGAGTCGCTCGACTGAATTCCGTTGGGCTTCCCAGGAGCGACTGTCGCGGCGACCGGCGCAGCAAGCCGTGGGCCTGGGTGAGGAAAAGCTCACACTCAAAGGAACGATATACCCAGGCTTCAAGGGGGGCCTCAAGCAGCTGGACACCTTGCGCACCATCGGCGGCCGGCTGCAGCCGCTGACCCTGACCACTGGCTATGGCGAGGTGATCGGTACCTGGTGCTTGAAGGCAATCAACGAGGAACAGGGCGCGCTGTTGCACGGCGGGATTCCCCGTAAACAAGGGTTCACTCTGGAGTTTGCGCGCTATGGCGACGACATGCAGAACGTCTGACGGGGACATGCTCGATGTCATCTGCCACAACGTTTACGGCCATCTAAATGGCAGTGTCGAGGCGGTGCTTGATGCCAATCAGGGGTTGGCAGACGAGCCACAGCCTTACCGCACTGGTGTTGTGATCGTGCTGCCGGATCTGCCCAGTCCGACCGAGGAAGGGATTAGTTTGTGGGATTGACCCTGGACGACAGCGTCGGCAGCCAGTTGCGTTAAGCGTAACGACACTTTGTGTTTAACCCGTCTTGTGCGGGTTTTTTATTGGACAAAATCCATGACTCCTACTTTTCGAATCGTTGCCGACGGCGCCGATATCACAGCCAAGATCAATGATCGACTCTTGTTGCTGCGTACCTCTGACAAGCCGGGTATGGACTCCGATGAGTTTGAATTGCGTATTGATGACCGTGACGGCCAGGTGCAGTTGCCTCGGCGAGGTAGCTCAATCGAGATCTACCTGGGCTATGCCGAAACGTCTCTGATGCGCCTTGGGCGTTATGCGGTGGACACGGTCGAAGTGTCCGGCCCGCCGGACACGATTGTGATCAAGGGCAAGGCCAGCGATATGCGCGGCAGTGGCAAGACCATCCGCAGCGGAAGCTGGGAGGACGTGCCGCTGTCGAAGATCGTTGCCGACATCGCGGCGCGCAATGGCTGGCAGGCGGTGTGTCCGGTAGCGACGAAGGTCGCCCGTGTGGATCAGCTCAACGAGTCCGATTTTAATTTCATCACGCGCCTAGCCAAGCAATACGACTGCACGGCCAAGGTCGCGGACGGCAAGCTGTTGGTGATGCCGCGTCAGGGAAGTCAGACCGCCAGCGGCAAAACGTTCGGCGCAATCACCCTGACCCGTAGCGACCTCAGTCGCTGGCAGTTCAGCCTGGGGGATCGCAACTCGCACAAGGCCGTGTCGACCAAGCATCAGAACAAGAAAGACGGCAAGCTGGCGGTGGTCACCATCGACAACGACGATGCCCCGGATGGCTTGCCGGCGGTGCATACAGATCGACATATCTATCCGAACAAGACCGCCGCCGAGGCTGCGGCCAAGGCGCGATTGGCGGCGTTCAATCGCTCGACCGCCGATGTGCGTTTCGAGATGCCAGGCCGCACAGACATTTTTGCCGAACGCCTGATCAACGCCCAGGGCTTCAAGGTCGGTCTCGATGGCGAATACCTGGCGGATTCGGTAGAGCAGGTGTTTACCCAATCCGGCTGGTCGACCACAGTCGAGTGCAATGCCGGCAAGAAAGGTAAATCCAAGGGCAAGAAAAAGAAGGAAACGAAGCCGCTCAAGGTTGTGAGCGTTGAGAGGCTGTAGTGGATCCCATCGCCGCCTGAGTGCGGCTTTTTTATGTCTGGAGTTTTTATGTCGGTCACCGAACAACAGCTGCAACGCATCATGCCGAACGCCCGCCGCCAAGCGGGCGTTTTTGTATCTGCCCTCAATACGGCGATGGTCAATCGCCAAATCAACACGCCGAACCGTCAGGCCGCGTTCCTGGCCCAGGTCGGTCATGAGTCGGGTCAACTGCAGTACGTTCGCGAGCTGGGGGGCGATCAGTACCTGAGCAAATACGACACCGGCAACCTGGCTACGAAGCTCGGCAACACCCCGGAAGCCGACGGTGATGGTCAGCGCTACCGTGGCCGTGGACTGATCCAGATCACCGGCCACGACAACTATCTGCGCTGCAGCCTGGCACTGTTCGGTGATGAGCGATTGCTGCGCACCCCCGAGCTGCTCGAGCAGCCGCAATGGGCGGCAGAGTCAGCGGCGTGGTTCTGGTACGTGAATGGGCTGAATGCGCTCGCGGATCAGGACCAGTTCAACACCATCACCCGCCGGATCAATGGTGGCCTCAATGGCCTGGAGGATCGGCTGCAGCTGTGGGCCAGGGCGAGGGCGGTGTTATGCGTTTCTTCGATCTGATCCCCGCGCAGTTCCGTATCGCTGCCGTCGGCGTGCTGTTGTTGATGGTGATTGCCGGATCTGCTGCGTTGGCCTGGACTGCCCAGGACTGGCGTTATGGCCGGGAGCTGGAGCGTCAGGCCCGGCTACACGCGGACACCCTCAACGAGTTATCCCAAGCGTCTGCCGCCCTGCAGCGTACCGAGCAGGACAAGCGTCTGGCCTTGGAGCAGCGCCTGCAGAACAAAGACGAAACCCACTACAAGGAATTGATCGATGAGCAAACCAAGCAGGCTCGTCTGCGTGATCGCCTGGCTACTGCTGATCTGCGGCTGTCAGTCGTACTCGCCGCCACCGACGCCACCAGCGGCTGTTCAGTGCCAACCACCGCCACCTCCGGCCGCGTGGTTCATGGCACCGCAAGAGCCCAACTTGACCCAGCGCATGCTCAACGAATTATCGGAATCACCGATACCGGCGACCAAGGATTGATCGCCCTGCGGGCTTGTCAGGCCTACGCAAAAGAAGTTTCTACACCGAAGTAAAAGGAGCGGCCGGGCAGGATGCGTCAACATCTAACCCGGCCACCTTCCCCGCAGATCGTCCCTGCAAGTCCAGCCAAGGCTCCTGCTTCGTGCACAAAGCGGAGCGAGCCTAGCACTGTTTATCCATACAGCAAAGGTCTTGCTTTTATATGTCCACACCCATCATCCCTTGGATGGGCGGCAAACGCCGCCTGGCCGACCGCCTTATCCCGCTCTTCCCACCTCACGAATGCTACGTTGAAGTATTCGCCGGCGGCGCCGCGCTCTACTTCATGCGTCCCCAGGCCGCGCCTGTTGAAGTCCTCAACGACATCAACGGCGACCTGGTGACGCTGTACCGCGTAGTACAGAACCACCTGGAAGAATTCGTGCGCCAGTTCAAATGGGCGCTCAGTTCTCGCCAGGTGTTCGAGTGGCAGAAGATGACCCGCCCGGAAACCCTCACCGACATTCAGCGCGCCGCCCGGTTCTTCTACCTGCAGCATCATGCCTTCGCCGGCAAGGTGACCGGGCAGACGTTCGGCACCGCCACCACGGGCCCGGCCATCAACCTGCTGCGGATTGAGGAGAACCTTTCTGCAGCTTGGCAGCGGTTGTCCGGCACCTACGTTGAGAATCTTCCTTGGTTGGACTGCGCTGAGCGCTACGACCGTGCACACACCTTTCACTACATGGATCCGCCTTATTGGCAGACGGCAGGCTATGGCGTGGATTTTCCCTTTGAAAACTATGAGCGCATGGCCGAGTTCATGCGGCGTTGTAAAGGCAAGGTGATGGTCAGCATCAACGACCACCCAGACATTCGGCGTGTTTTTGACGGCTTCCATTTTGAAACAGTCGATATCCGCTATAGCACGACCAATCAGCGACAGGGCAAAGCCGAGATCAGTGGGGAGTTGGTGATTATGAACTGGGAGCCGGCGGCACTGGGCGGCTTGTTTTGAGCCATACGGCGCGAGGCTTACGAACTGAAGCATGAGCCCTGGGCCGCCCCCCATCCCACCAAGGGTAAAAGTAAACCGCGAGGACTGGTGCTGCATGGTGGACTGGAGACTTTTCAGCTCTGTACCGCTAGTATCAATGGCTACCAGGAGAGGCGTGAGCTATGCGGCGGTTGAAGAGTAAATTCGCAGTCCGTTTTTTGAATTTTACTAACAGTAAGCTAACGCTGTGTTTTTACGACCAACGATGCACTGTTTTTTGGTAAAACTAACTCCAATTTTACGTACTTAGGGGTCGTTAGCCCAAGGATGAGATAGATGCCTCAGGTGGCGAAAAAAAAGGTTCCAGGTTCATATTTTGAGAAATTTACCGTAGATGCAGCTCTGTTGCGTGAGCTCGGTGAAAGGCTAGTTGGTAAACCTCATATTGCGCTGGCTGAGCTAGTAAAAAACAGCTATGACGCAGATGCGACCGAGGTGATTATAAGGTTTGACGCGGATAGTATTACGGTTATAGATAATGGCGACGGGATGTCCCCCGACGAGTTTGTGAAGTATTGGCTCCGTGTAGGTACGACCCACAAACAAGAAAAAATACTGACTTCCAGGGATAGGCAGGTTACCGGTTCGAAGGGGGTTGGGCGGTTATCAGTTCAGTTTCTCGGAGATGAATTAGAACTGGTATCTAGAAGCAAGGACTATGATAAACAATTTTATGCTTATGTAGATTGGTCCGGCGCTCGAGCATCCGGAGACCTCGTTGAGGCAGGGGCCGACATAGTTGAGGAGAAAAAGTTATCTCTGATTGATGGGAAATATCGGCATGGTACTTCAGTTAAGATTAAGCTGTTAAAGCAAGACTGGGAAGAGAAGGATCTTCAAGATCTAGCAAAGGAATTATGGTTCCTCAAACCTCCATCGGAATTGCTTGAGGCAGATAATCCTGAAGAGGTTCCAGATCTTTTTAATGTTGAGCTGGAAGGTGTTCCTGAAAGCTCAATGGAAAAGTTCTCTGAGCAAATGAACAAAGCTCTGCAGAATTGGATCGCCGTTATACAGGGACGGCTTAAGGATGGCCGGCATGGTGGTGAAAATAATATTTCTGTTAGGTTTAGGAATGGCGATTTATATAGAGCTAAATTTAAGCCGGAGACTCGGTCGTTAGACAAGGTTTATTTTAAGATATATGTGTTCAAACTTTCTGGAAAGCAGTCCGGGGGGGTTCAAGTTCAAGATGCAAGGGAGTACTTCAGGAAGTTTGGTGGTGTTCATATTTACGATAATAGCTTCAGGCTGCCATTTTACGGAGGTGATGAGCAGGATTGGTTGGGTTTGGAAATGGATCATTCCCATCGCCTTAATAAATCACAACTCCTTCCTGCCAACCTTCAAGTTCAAAGTGGGCTTAACGATCTTCCCACGAATGGGCGCATATTTGGTGTTGTAAAAATATCAACGTCCCATGAGCGTAAACTGGCACCTTCCACTGATGTTGAGCGTGGGCGCTATTTAAATGTTCAGGTTACACGTGATCGGTTGATTGATAATAAGGCTTTCGACGAGCTACAGCATACTGTGCGTTGGGCAGTAGACTTTTACGCAATGAGATCTTATGAGCGGAGGCAGCGACAGATTGCGTCAGAACGTTTTGAAATGCCTGCGACTGACGAAAAAGTTTCCGAGATTCGAAAAGAACTATTTCAAATTTCATTGACTGCTCCTCCAGAATTAGCCGATCGGCTGGAAGAGGTTTCAGGAAAATTTGAAGAGCTTGAGGCTCTAGAAGTACAGCGGCAGAGTGCGTTTGAAGAAGAGCGTATCTTGCTCGCGGCTCTCGCTACCACAGGGATGGCAGCGTTGGCTATGGAGCATGAAATGCACAAAGAGTTAACTCTTCTTGAGGATATTAGGTCGAGATTGAAAAGCGGTGGGAAAGTATTAGACGAGCCAGAGTTGATAAAGTCCTTAGACTCTTGGGCCTATCGGACTGCAAATGCCAGAAAGCTTTTTTCTCCATTGATGCACGAGGCTGATAGAGAAAAGAGGAATATTTTCAACGCCAGAAAATTAATATCTCGAGTTGTGAGCAATTCTGAAGTTTTACTGCGTCAGGTGAAAATCGTAAATGATGTTCCCGATACTATGAAGTTGCCATCGGCCACATTTGCTGCTTGGAATGCTATTTTTCAAAATGTATTAATAAATGCGGTGAATGCGATGCTTGACTCTAAATTAAGAGAGGTCAGGTGTTGGGGCGAGAGTGTGAATGGGAAGAATAAAATTTATGTTATGGATACTGGCGTAGGCGTTAGACTTCATGATAGTTCAGACTTATTCAAACCATTTATCCGGCGGCTGGAAATTCCTGAGGAAAGAAAGTCTTTAGGGCTGGGTGGGATGGGGATTGGGCTTACTATTGTTAAGATGGTGTCAGATTCGCTTGATTGTAAGGTTTACTTTGTTGAGCCGGTAGATAAATTTAAAACCTCTTTTACGCTAGAGTGGTGATGTGATGCGAATCGCGATAATGGATGATGAAACGACGCGTGCGAATACCTGGAAAACTAACCTTCTAGATTTTTTGGGTCAGGGTGTTGATATTACAGTGTTTGACGTAGGCCAGGTTTCCAAACTTATTGGAGAACTACATCGCGCTCGACTTGAGTCTAGGACTCAAGAATACCGTCAGGTTGAAAGTCTTAACGGTTATGACCTCATAATAATAGATTACGACTTGTTGGGGCTGGAGCCTGATCAAGCTGCTGCATGGGCTACGGGTGCAGAAGTTGCCTACACTATGCGACTGATGTGCAATGTTGGACCAGTAGTAGTTGTTAATCAGTTTGGTACTAATACTTTTGATTTGACCATGCGGCGCGGTATAGCGTCTTATGCCGATACAGATGTCGGTAGTCTGCAAATAACTTCTAAAGGGCTATGGTCTTCAGATGACTTTGAAGGCTTTAGGCCTTGGCACTGGCCTGACTTGCGGAACGAGTCAGCAAGATTTGAAGCTGCTTGTGAATATGTGCTGAGTAATTTAGATTTGCCAGTGTTGAAGTCTCTTGGCTTTGACTTGAGCGATACAGAGTCTGACTCCTTTATTAATTATGAACTTGCTGCCTTTCTAGGTGCTGCAAACGGTCATGATGTGACCTTTCGCGAGCTAGTAATGAATAATGCAGGGCTGAGAGTATTCAATATTCTTGAGAAAGATCTTAGTATTCTAAAATCAATGCCGAACAAGCAAATAGCTAGAGTATCAGCAGTCATTTTAATGCACTGGTTAGAAAAAGTTGTGCTGCCTGCGCAAGAGGTTGTCGGAGATGCGCCTCATTTGGCTATCCAGTTGCCATGGGTTCTTAAGCAGCCTAGTGACGTGGAGGAGTGGAACGCTCTGTGTACTTTGACAGCCGACAGTTTTCCCCAGGCGTTACAACCATATATTTTTACTCCGGCTTTCCTTTTTTCTAGACCCGTTTTTTGGGCGGAAAAAGCTAAGCGTGAGTCCGATATGCCTTTAGGGTTTGAGTTTTCGGAACTTCCGCTTATCCAGTTTTGTGAAAATATCTCAAGCTTTGTCTCCGAATCAGAAGCTACTAGTTTTCCCTGTGATGTAATTGCCTTTGATAAAAAAAGATGGGTAAAGATTGATGAAGTCAAGATAGGGCACAGTGAAAATTATGAGCCTCAGTCTTATCTGCTAATGTAGTTGGGGGTAATTTCATGGAAGAGAGGCAGATAACTTCTTTGGCGGAGTTTTTGGTGAATTTGCACTTTAGAAATAAAGATGTAATTCAAGGCCGTCCTGCGCTTGTCAAGTATTCGCAAATTGCGGAGTCACCAAAATCAAAAATATACTGTGATATTAATTATTCCAGCGATCAGAAGGCTAGCTTGAAGGCTAAGTTGCTGAGTTTTTTTCGCAGGCCTATTGGGTTTAGCGCAATGTTACTAGTGCATGTTGACGATAGGCGTGATTGGATCAGGCTGGTTAGGTTTGTCGGAAAAGAAGATGGGAGTGTGAACGCCGAGACAGTCGCTCTTAGCGGTAAAGATGCAGAAAAGTTTAATGGTTTTGGCTATAGATATGAACATCCAGAGGATGCTGGAGATGAGCATAATTTTTTTCACATTCAACCGATAGTGAAAGTTTCAACAGGAGAGAGAATTCCTGGTGTTCCCATGTGGTACTCAGATAAGTTTCCAACATTTTATATGCATGCTGATAATTCGTATGAGTTGATTATATATGCTTTAAGCTCTACCTGTAGTTGGCGTCAACTTGAGCAGTATCAGCGAGCGGCACGAGAGGATTGCTGGTTGCTGAAACATCTCATAGCGCAGGGAAAAGCAGCATTACAAAGCGCACTGCCTGTGCAGCAATAAAGCTATTGCCCTACGCAAAAATTAACAACTGAGTGTTTCCGGAGTTTTAGTGTTGAGTCGGTTGTGGTGCAGTCAATTGGCTCAGAATGAGGAGTGCCGTGCTTTGAACTTTTTGGATTTGATGTGCCTGTCTCTAATAAAGCGACATCGTCAATCATAGCTCGTCATGAGTGCTAGCTACAAATAGGAAACCCAACTGCGAGAGTTGGGCTTGCCTACATGTGTGATTTTTGAATGCAAAGCTTTCGAGTCAAGAGAGCTTAAAAGGGGGTTAGGAGTTAGAGGCGCGAACTTTACTTCGGTTCGTAGGCTTCGACATGACGCATAAGGCTTTCACCGATAATTTCACCCAGACGCACTGGAACAGCGTTACCTATCATCCTACCCACTGCCTTAAAAGTAATCTTTCCCGTGGGCATGAATTCATAATCTCGAGGAAAAGATTGAAGAATTGCTGCCTCACGCAATGATAATGCCCTAGCTTGCTCGTAGTGACCAAAGCGGCCATTCCCGAAACCGTAGCACAAGGTAGTCATAGTTGGACTCGGCTCATTTCTTTTCATTCGGCCGTAGACGCTGGCGTAGGTCTTGCCGCTTGTCTTGCGGTGACATTCCGCAACGAGGTGCGGAGGCCAATCTCTCCAAGTACCTCCCTCGCGAGAGTGTAGAATCCTCTGCAGGTTGATTGGTGTAAGCGTGGCTGCACGATGCATTGGGTCTTCAGGGTCGCATTCGCCCGCCGCGATTCGCGGTAAGTCTCCAATCATATCTATAACGGAGACCGGCGAATCTCTATGGGAAGGTTTGATTATCTCAATCGGGCCTAGCTTGGATGCCAATAGGACGTGTCGCCTACGGTGCTGAGGTAGCCCATATTCGACGCAAGCGACACGATTTGCCCATACGTTGTAACCCTGGCTTTCAAGGTTTTTCACGAAATCGCCGTAGACTTTGTGTTTTGTGACGTCTGGAACATTCTCCATCGTTACCAGTTCGGGTTGTACTTCTCTAATCAGGCGCGCAAAGTGGTAAAGAAGGGGCCACTTACTGTCGGCACTGGTGTCTCTCCCTTGATTATAGGTTGAGAAGGGCTGACAAGGGGCACAGCCTGCGAGCAAGCGATAGCGTCCCTCAATTTGAGGGTACCACGCTTGGAGCTGCTCTTTGGTCAGGCTCACTACGTCCTGAGACACAAACACCGCGTCGTTGTTGACTTCGTAGGCGTGCTTGCATTGGGACTCAATATCGTAACCAGCATGTATTGTGATACCTGCTTTCCGCATCCCAGCTGTCAGGCCGCCGGCGCCACAGAAGAGGTCAACTGCATCAATCATGGGGGGTCTTCTTTTAAACGAGGCGCATTTTAGTCACATGGTTATGCAAATCGAGCGTTTTTTCTATCGAGGAAGACCACGCGTCCTGTTCGCAGAACCTAACGCCGTCTTTCAGAAGGACATGATCGGCAGATACGATGATACGATATCCAAGGAAATTCGTGGCCTCTAGCATAAGATATTCGATAATCTGTACCTCCTGAACGAATCCCATGCTGGGTTTTGATCCAAGCCAGCAGGACATTTCACTGATCTCTGACGTTCCTGTACGGGATCATTCTTCCGGCAATGCGTGACTCTGTCGGTTGATGCCGATTTTACCCCATGGTGGACTCCTTGCCAGCTGGCATCAACATCTGGCTCTGAGTAAAAATGGAAAATTGGCCAGTTTGAAGGTAGGACCGCCACGCCTGCTTGATTTCCATTTCCTGTTTGTCTTTAGGGCTATTGGTTCACTGGGGGGCTCAAGAGGCTCGGGAGATTTTAGGGCAAAATTAGGGCAGTATGTGGGCCGCTATTGGCCGCAACGCGCCGCTGGTTTTGAGGAAAAACACCATTTTTTATGGCCCGAAGCGGTCCAGTGTGGCTTAAGAGGGGGTTCGAATCCCTATCCCTTTATGTGTCCAATCCAATGGCTGTCTTTTACCCAAAAGCGTAATGCAAATGGTAAAAAGCAGCCATTTACTTATGTCTATGAGCTGTGCCATACCCATATCAGCATGGCGACAGATAAGACTGGAATGGAAAAAGATATGGGATATAAGAGGAATCGAAGCTGCGGAGATGTAGCAACGATACTTAAACAAACCGCAAAGTGCTTTAGCATGAGCAGGTACCCAAATCAGTTTTTGAAGTTGAGTTCCCGGTTGATTCAAAACTACCAGAGATCGCTCTGGAGTAGATGAAGATCTGCCCTTACGCGCCTTTGTGAGGTTTGTCGGACTTACACCTTGGAAGGGAATCAATGCTACTTCCAGAAAGGCGGTTACGCAATAGAACGCCGGAGCGGATTGTCCTGACCTGAAGACGATTGTCCAGGTGCTCAATGAACGTTCGGCTCCTGGGGCAAACCCGCCGCCAATCTATGCCTTTCAATGCCCATTTGACACTTTCAGCGATTTGCCAAAGACGCCCTACAGCCCTTCAGGATGGGGCCTGTAGCGCGCTCTAGTCTTGATACTCCAACACAATTGGGGTGTGCTTTGTCAGAGACGATTCGTTCGTAGCTTCGCCAAGCCCTGCTTGATGTGCCCAGCGTTTTCGCCGATCACGAATAGAGCACCACGTACGTTGTCACCGACCTCATCCATGCCTTGCTTTTCGCTTTGGAGAGCCAACTCCATCAGAGCTGCTTCCAACGCGAGCTGATTCTCGTACATTCGTTCAAGCAAATCTGGGAGTGAGTATTCCCCTGCCATGTGTGTCACCCCGCCTAAAAGGGCTAAGCATAGCAGTGGTCTAGTAAATTGGTGCTTGCTTAGAAATTGATACGAGAACGGCCGCTCAATGCCTCGAAAGCAGGGATAGTGGCGGTTTTGGGGAGGGCTACGGCCAATCCATCATCGGACGGATCGTTTAGCTGGCTTCCCTGCGGTCGTATGGGATCCTAAGCTGCCTACCGCGAAGGGCAGCAGTCGGCCAAAAATGGACGCTGGTGGTAGAGTGCAGCCAGCCAAGGATTGAGCTCAGCCGTATACGAAGCTAGAGGCGATTCATTTTTCCACCAGTTGGTGTTTAATTATAGGTAAATAGATGAGCGAAACACCGCGCGCAAAGAAAAATCTACCTCGCCACGATGCAGGCTCGATGGAGCTATTGGGGGGCACTGGGCCAATCACGACAATGTGTTCTTGCGGCTCGTTCTTGGAGATTTATAAGCAGGACAAGACCTTTCGGATACAGACACCCGAATCAATTGATCCAGATGATACCAATCCAAATGCCCCGTGGGTTGCTTCCCCAGTGGCCGATGTTGGGTCCAGCAACCTAACGGTTGCCCGAGTACTTCTGCAAGCTCGCGAAATGCTTGACGCCGCGATGTTCGACGAAGAACTCGACAAAGAAGCAGTGATCTTGCATCTACATAACTGCAAGGAAATGCTGCTCGCATGCGAAAGGCTGGCTACGAGACTTGCAGGACGCATTGACGAAATCATCAAGCAAATCTCCGAGCAGGGTATTTCCAAAGACAACCACGGCCGCGGCTTGAACCCTTTTCCCCAGGTTCAAGACTTGGACTTGGATTGCGGAGCGTTCCTAACTCAAGCCAATAGAGCTATCAAGCTGATCTGCGAGTTGCCAGCGTTATTTGTCAAGCTTGACAAGACTGATAGCAACTTTGACCACCTCTCAAAACGGCTGTCGGAGACACTCGGAGAGGAATCACCCATTTCCTCTTTTGTGCGCGAAAATGCAGGGGGTGTGCGCTACCTGATCGAGCTGCGAAACTTTCACGAGCATCCGAAGAAAGTAAAAACTGTGATAGAGAATTTCCGCGTTCTACCAAATGGGCAGATACAGACACCGGCCTGGTACTTAGAGGGACAAGGTAGAGCCGACCCTCATCCCATTAAAGAAGAAATAGCCGCATCAGTAAACTTTATCAGGGATGTTGCAGAGATAATGCTTATCCATCTCTTGATGTATCGGATCTCTAAGAATTTTCCCTTCTTCATCCAGGAGATACCTGAAGACGAAATAGTTTCGACCCTACCAATTAGGTACAGGCTCGCGATTGATGTCACAAGAATGCAGGTAGCAAAGTAGCTCCATGGCTGCCGAGTGAATCGCCCATTGTTTTGTAAACGAGTCTAACTGACTGACTCCGGCTGAACACCGCCGCACAGCAGGATGAAATCAAGCTAGGCTCTAGCAAGCCGGGCATCACCGAAACTCTTTGATTCAGAGCCCCGCATCTATGATCACCTCGGACGGATTGCACCCCCGCGCCGCTGAAACAATCAGGGACAGACCACGTATTGATACTGCCTGCAGACCGCGCCTGCAGCTCTTTGTAGGTCACTGCGGCAAGAGTTGGCCAGAAGCAGACTGTCCGAGCGGTTTGTGATGGTCATTACTCGACGGAGACCGAAAACACCTTCATAAGTTTGTTTTTGAGATTGTTGTCGCAGATCTGATAGATGTCTACTGCCCTGATCAATGCATCCACCTGCAGCTCACTGTGCTTGGGATAAGAAAGCACTGTCTCAATTTGAGAAGGTAAAAGAAATTTTGCTAAGTATTGATAAGGATTTGTACCATCCTTTACATGCGAAAGGATCATGTTCCATTTTTGATACTGGCGCAGGCCCTCATGGATTTTTGTGTACTCAAAATATTGTTGTAGGGCTTGAGTGTTTTGATCAATTACAGCGCCTTTGTGCCAAGCATAATAGGTTTGTGCTTGTTTTTTGTATGTTGTAAGTATTTCGTAAAGGTCAACGCTGTCGTCTAAGTCTTGGATGTATTTTTTTGCATTCGCGGTCCAGCTGCTCCAGGCGAGCAAATCTTCCTTGTTTATCTGAAAGTGCGCCGTCCGTGTACCAATTTCCATGTCGTAGTTTATCGACCAGTTGGCTTCGGCAATACGCCAATGTGTGTTGAAGTTCCGCAGATCCTGTAGGAAATTGTGCAGGCCAGGTGTGGTGAAGATTTCAGCTCTTTTTATGGCTGGCCCATCTACTTTGTGTCTGTTGTCAAAGTTTCTGGCGATATCTACTAAGGTCATAAGCGAGGAAGTGCAATAGTATAGTTTTCGCTTTACCTCTCTAGTGTAGTGCTCTGCCGTTTTTTCATTGCTCTTGTTCCAGAATTCTGGGTCCTTGCTCCTCTCGCCAAAAATACAAATTTCATCAATGAGTTCGGAAATGCTGGTATAGAAAATCCATACCGTGTCATCCAACCCTTTCAAGTCATTCCAGATTTTTCCGCCAGGAGTTCTATCAATTGAAGGCTGGACTTCCGTAAATTTGTGCGTCATTGCCGCCATAATCTGCTTCCGATTCCATGGATGCGAAATAGTGTCTAAGTAGCCAGTCATGTAAAACTTCCATAATGAACTAGTGTTTGCAATCTACCCGCTTGCTCAATTCTAGAAACGGCGTAATGCGCCTTAGCGTAGCGCCTTCGCGGTCTTAGGCAACATCAGCTGAGTGTACTTTAAATCGCCCCTGATTTTCTGGACGCATCCGACTGGCTCCTTTTGGCCGATTCTGTTGAAAAAGTCGGGAGTGATTTTCACGGCAGAAAAGTACGCGCCTGAGCTTGAAATTTAGAGTCGGCGCAGAGGTATTCGGACTCAAATTTCACGTGGCAGCGCATAAAAAAGACGCTTTCACCGATAGTATGCTGGCAGTTTGAGAAAACCGACTTTTTCAACAGAATCGGCCGAAAGCAGTCACAATGTATTTCGTAATTCTTTGGGCAATTCTGTGGCTTGCCTTCATTCGACAGGATGCTCGGGAGGACAAAAACGGTTCCCAAACTCAAAACGCACCCCCTGCAGAATGCGGTCTGTAGCCTGACCGATTGCCATGAGTAATGGAACGCCGATGGCTTTCAGGGCATTGGCCCGCTTGAATTTGCATAGCGGTCTTGAAAACCGGCGAACGTTAATAGCGTTCCCAGGGTTCGAATCCCTGGTTTCCCGCCGCGAACTCAACAAAATCAAGGGCTTAGGTCAATCCTAGGCCCTTTTTTTATGGCTGTTTCATACCCATCCCACCGGCACAGACCGCTCTCCCTTACTACCTTTTTAAAGATGCAACAGCTTAGTTGCGCCTTATGTCGCCTGATGTGGTCTCAGAGAAAGGCGTCCTAGCAGTTGCAGCCTACTGACGTTTCTCTCGTATTCGCTTTAGCTTACATTCATTGATGACAAGGGCGATGCGTGGCGGCTTCGGTATGGGTGGCGGGGTGCACTCATCCCATGCCTTGGGCATTCAGAAAAACCGTTCAGCCAGTGGGTGTCTGAGATCTCCCGTCGGGCTCTCGCAAGCGATCGTTTGAAAGCGGGGCCACGGTTGGGCAGATGGTCTGAGGAAAGGCCACGAGATCTGGCCTGTCAAAATCATGTGAACGGTCTTCCCGCTTTACTCCACAGTTAAGCGCGGAAGCAGATGCAGGTGGGATGCGTCGCATGAAGCCCGTTCGTCTTCGAGTGTAGGCCGAGTGCCCATTGCCCCACCTAGCGATATTGATCGACTGCCGGCTTACGTACGTCACGCGGGTCGAATCAGCTTCGCTGAAGCCCCACCTTCGTCAGCGTCTCAGTGTTCTGGTCGTTTCGATCTCTGGCCTCTAGATCGACTGTAAAGCTGTAATGCCCTGGGGAATGCTCTTGCTGTCATGTGTGTCTGGTGGGGGATTGTCCGTCAGTTCAGTCTTTTGGGATTCTACAAAAGGCAGAGTCGGAAAGGTATGCGTTTATTCAGGGGGTTATATTTTGAAACGGCACTCTCGATGCGCAGAAGCTCCTTAGGCGGCATTTTGTATAAGTGCTTTGTGGTGGAGGGGGCAAGGTCGATATTGGATTTTAGGTGCCAATGCTGCGGCATAAGAATGAGTATGCTTAGAGCATACTCTAAGGTGCAATAAAAAAATTGCATCTTGTTGAACAGCTATTTTTTGTGTGGCAGGATGCGCGCCACTTGAACATGTGTAATAGCTGATACAGCCCAGAAGGATTGCAGCGTTGAGCAAAGAATATTCAATTGATCACGATAGAATACTTCCTTCAGTATCAGTCATCCCCGGTACAGATATGATGTTAGTCGCAAGCGATATCGGTCTTTCAGTCTTGGGGGAAAAACTATGTTTTTCATTGACGGTTCATCGTCGCTTGAGTGATATCAAGATTTTTGCGGAATACCTTAAGGCTGATGGGAAGTGTGCTGCTAATTTTAGGTGCCTGATCGAGCGCTTTGAAAGCAGCACAAGTCAACGGGGTGGTGAAGTGAATTCCAAACCAGTTGAAAGCCCCCACGCTCACGCTAATATTTCAACAAAGGACATGATCCTTTGAATGCGCTTGCCCCTTTGCGCATGAGCCATGTCGAGCTGTTTGAAACGACACGCAATGGAACTCCGACCTTCCGAATGATTTGCCCTGATCATACGATGACAGAGTTCTTTGATGAGTGGGCGTATCAACTTGCCAAATTAAAAGCATTCAAGACCACACGTACATATTGTTACGCGGTGCGTGAGATGCTGAACTATATTCATCAAGTCAGTATTCAATGTGGTGGCCTCACTGCATTGCAACTGCGAGAAGCATTAGATAGCTATGAGAGCTACTTGGTCAGCGGAATTTATAGCACATCATCCGTAGCCAGTGAGGCTGCGAGGGTGCTTGGTAGCAGAGAGCTGGGTGGCGCTTCTATTGCAGTGCATTTTGCGGGTGTAAATAATTTCATTACCGCTAGTGAGGCGATGAGGGAAGCATTGCTGCAGATGCAGGACAGCGGCTACGTCTCTGAAATGGCTATCTCGATGATGCCGCTCACTACAACCAGGTACATGGAGGCGCCTCGGAATGTCAAGGCTGCGATCAGGGCAAACAGCTGGATGGCCGGCTGCATCGCAGGGGGCGCAAAACGGATCAAACAGAAACACCTGAGCCCAGTATCTAAGCCCTCGACGGTGGCGCGCACTGATGAATTTGGAGGGGATGAAAAAACCTTCCCGATTGACAAGTGTAGGGATTTGATTGAAAGCGCTACGTGTCTGCGCGACAAGGTGCTGTGGAGCTTGCTAGCAGCATCCGGCTGCCGGATTTCGGAAGCGCTTACAGTGTTGTGGGACGACATTCATATCGATACCGATAATCCGAAAAATAATAAGGTATTTATTGTTGATCCTGACACGCGTCTAGATGTTTTGATCCATTACATCCCTGAGCATCAGCTCAAAAAGCTTGATCATAAGGGGCGGGTTAAGCCTGATACGTTTTTGATCCAGCCCTTTGCTTCAATGTTCTGGCATTACTTAGGGTTGTATGACCAAGAGCAGCGTGCTCTAGAAGCGAGCAGGCACCGTCCGGTAGCGCACAGATTTTTATTTCGTAATCTTCGTGACGGAGGCCCCATGGCGATGTCTTATCAGGCCGTTTACGAGCGCTTCCGTTCAGCTGCACAGAAAATTACGGGCATGAGCTACGGCTTTCATTCGCTCCGTCATATGTACGCGTATTACCTGGTCAACCATTGCCCTAATCCGGTTGGTCATAACAAATTCGGACTGGATTTGAAAACGGTGCAAGTCTTCATGGGGCATAAAACCATCAAGGCAACTGAGCGATACGCACGTAAAGACATCAAAATGCTCGAGGCAACGTTCGCGGCTATCAATATGCTTCGCATGACAACAGCTAACTATAGCGTGACACACGTTCAAATTCAGCATCTCGAGAATGAACTCAAGCAACTCAAACTCTCACTGCATAGCGACAGTAAATAATGATTAATTTGCACCCTATCAATGCAATTTGGCTTGTGGAAGAAAATGAGGTTGCTCAGCACTTCGTTAAGGCTGTTGCGACAGTTCGAACCCTTTATAAAAAATACTATGGCGCACAGCCTGATAGCGCTGCAGATCGGGTCGAGTCTGTTTTTAGGCGTGCTCTGACCTTTGAAAGATGGGGCGTGAGTGAAGTTCAACTGACGTTAGAGGCGACGTTCCGCAATAGTAATGTGCACTGGAGCGAAGTTGATCCTAGGCTTTCGGGGCTCTCAGCCGCCTACGAAGGTTCAATTTCTCAGTTATTTCGCTTGGTTTTTATTACGTTATGGGCGCGAAAAGTTTTTGTTGCTCCTCTCGGGATGCAGACTATCGCACATATGCCAGAAGTGTTTGATATGCTTTGTGAGAAGTTGAATGTAGAAAATCTGACGTTGATTCGCGGCGTGCACCCTGAATCCAAGATCAAAAGTCTTTTCAAGAGAGAAGAGTTTGATAGTGGGAGCAGTCGCGTAAACTTCTGGCTGAGACTTCTGTTAAGCACCACCGCCTACACCATTGAAGATCTGTCGCAATCAGATGTCAATAGCCTGTTTACAGCTGCTAACGGTTCAGGACAGTTGCCATTGCGCAGGTACTACGTCAATGACTTCCTTCTCACACTCTCGTCTCAGAGCGCGGAAAAGAAAAAGATGGTTGAGGATGTTATCAACCAATACCAGCTTGAAAAGCGCGAGAACAAGCCTGCGAGGGTCTATAAAGGGCGGATCCGGATTGGGAAAGTACAAAAGAAAGCTGAAAGCGCGTATGAAAAGTCTTATGCGGCAGCGCAAGAGATTGCATCCGGTGTGCGAGATATGAATTTCGCAGAGGATTTTAGTACATATTTTCCCTCCCACATTTTCAAGAAAATCTTCTACATTGGAGGGGAGGGGGAAGATTCGCTTTTTTATGAGTCCTCGCGTTATCCTGTGAAAGTATTTTCCTCGATGGTAAATGGTTTTTACAAATCGTTCATGCACTCAATGAGGCTCCAGAACTCTACCAATCATGAGTTTGTACTCGGCTTGCTCATGAGTTATGTCATGTGCTATCTGCCCAATTTCTTCCTTCAACGGGATGGTGATCTCTTAGATTATCCTAAGAATTTGAATGACTTCAATTGCACCCTTTTTTTTACCCGAGAGTCAGTTTTTCTTGAAGGGGTAATCCTATATGAAAAGGAGCCGCCAAGAACATTTATTGGTTATGTTAATGAATTTTCTCGTGTAAAAGGTTGGGGTAGCGATACTCTTTACGCTCGAGTAGGTATCATCGATCGCTTTTGTGATTATGTCGAAGACAATAATCTGGTGTTGCCAGGTGCCGATAAGTTTAAAAATAACTTTACGAGCGCATGCTATCCAGCTGTTTCAAAAAGGTCTGGCACTGACAAAGTTCCGGTTCCAAGACCGTATTTTTCCACATTCATCAGCATGCTTGACAGTCTCGAGTATTTGGTCGATCACATTAACTGTATGCCATATTACGATGGCCAGTCGGAGCAAGATGTAAACTATGGAGTTTTGGGTGGTGAGCTTTATCAGCCTTCCACGGTCGAGCTCACTCATAGTCATGCTTGGGCGGGGTTGATCGGTCGCAATGTTAAGGGTATTGATGAGGTCAATCAGAGTCTTCTGAATTATACTCCAATCTTTTATCATGAAAATAAAATACAGACTTTCAAATTTCTCCCCCGTTTTTATAAGATTGTCGATATCGAGATTAGGGGTGTAGTAGTTAGTCGTATTTCTCCCAATGAAGTCAGGTTGACGCAGCTGATGTGTCACACTGGAATTCGCCAGCAACATCTGATTTGGCTAGACAAAGATAGGTATGATCGTGGCGTAGATCGGTATCGCTCGCTCCCATTCCAACCCATGTTTGTCAGCTCAGATAAATCGCATGGAGAGTGGACGGCGATTGTTGCTATGCGCGCTATCGAGATCATGGACAGGCAGCGCAAGTGGTATGATGCGTGCACTTCGCCTAGTTTCAAGCAGGACTTGTGGTATGGCATGGTTGAAGGATCCAAATTTGGTCGATATAAGCCCTTATTCAGGGGGCAAGGAAATACCGACTCCGATTGGAACAACTCTCGGCAGTTTCGTGTTTACATGTTGATTCTGCAGTATTTCATTCGCGTTCAGATGCAGGACGCCTCTGGGGAGGACTTGGTTTTCGTCAAGTCTGAGGGTGGTTCGCCTGTTCCTTTTCTCGACTATTCGCCATATTTTCTCAGAGAGCTCGCCGTCAGTGATCTGGTCAGCCCACACACCCCCCATGCATTGCGCGCGGGGTTCGTATCTGACGCGATCAGGCTCCTACCGCCTTCGATCATCGGTCAATATTTGACAGGTCAGAGTGAGGCGCTTGTCTGGTATTACGCAATTTTTGATGGCGACAATTTGTCTGATCACCAACAGTTGCTCGCTGATTACATGATGAAAAACATGCAGAGTATTGAGCGGGGTGATGCTCCTGAACTTGCTGAGACCGTCCTCAAGCTTCATGCTAAATTGATGACGTCTATTGAAAAAGATCCAGTGCAGGCTATTAAAACTCACGGCTTGATCAGCCTCGCGGGTGTAGCGGATGACAAGAACGGGCTTGAGACTCTGCGCGCAAGACTTTACACCAAGCTCGCGTTCAATAACTGCCATATTTGCCCGTTCGATAATCGTTGTCCGAAGGAAGTAGTCTCCAAAATCGGTGGGCACCGTCAATGCGCGTTGTGCCCTTATGCCATCCGTGGTATCGATCACTTACAGGCTGTGAGTGCAGAAAAAGATAAAGCAAAAGAGATGATGAAGGTCGTGCTTGACAAAATTCAAGAGTATCGAGCTCTCAAGCCAAGCGCTCGCAATCCGCAAATTTTGGAAAATTTGTATGTTGAGTATGACCACCATGCTTTGGAAGCTTACGCCCTGGAGGCTATTGAGCAGCAACTGTATCTGATGGCGCAAACCGGAGAGGCAAATAGTTTTTTTCTCCGAGAGAAGGATGGACTGATGGCTCACTTCCAGAAAGTCGAGATCTCAGAATCCGACCACGTCCTGAAGCGCTTGGTCGATGTTCAGAACTTTCCGGATCTTTCCAGTCCTCGGCTTGATGCGCAGTTCGCCCAAATGAGGATGAGGATGCTTGTGAACCAAGGCAAGTATGATGAGCTACTGAAGCCTAGTAACAAACCTGCGAGTCATCAGTTGGCGTCACAGATTTCCAGCATGATGACGACGGGCATGCTCAGCGTCCGGGACGTTATGAAAATCAGTCACGACAGCGCCAATGTTAGCATGGTAGCTAGGCCCGCTTTATCACTTTCTGCTAACATGGGGTTAGCAGAAATGGGAGCATAGCATTGGTTCAGCGACTCGATCCGTTTGATAATTATAGAGCAGAGCACAAGGCATTACGCATTAGACATATTCGTAGTGCGCTTGATATTCTGTCTAAAGCTACGTATCCGAACATCACAAATTTGGCAATCGACGTTGCTAAAATTGTGAAAGAGTTTGAATACCGAGATTTCGAGTCGTTGCCTGAAAAGACTAAGGTCAAAGGCTTTAAGCCCGTTAGCCATGTCACGCTGCTTAGGAATTCCGACTATCGTCTTTATCTAGATCGGAGCGGCAAGATAGAGGAGTCTGCAGAGGAAACGTCTGTCGTTACTACTTCGGATTTCGAAGCGCTTAAGATCCGCAATGCGAGTTTGAATGGCCAAATAGACCAGTTGAAACTCACAATCAGAAATATCGATTCTGGTGTTCTTCCTAATTCGCCAGAAGAAACGGATAAGCTTCGTAGCGAAACTGAAAGCCTTCGTGACGCTTTAACGATGGTTTGTAGGGTACTTGACAACGTTTTGGGCGAGTGTAATCAAGTCTTGATCACAGTTCCACCTGGGCAGGAAACTGAACAGCAACCGTCGCCCGGGTTGTGGGGATTATTCGATATCATCGCTACTTATGACGAGCTTTTGAAGCTTGATACTTTACGCAGACAACTCTGCAAAGTTTAGCCCTCACGTTTCCTTGGGAGTGCCCGGAGTCGTACATTACAATGACGCCGGGGCGTGGGGCGTTGAGCACCAAGTGTTCAGCATCAACAGGTCGCCCCAGATCTAGCAACCTCAGGCGCTCGATGATTTTCAAAGACTGGCGATGCCCCGCCTTGATATTAACCCTTGTGAAAATCGTCCTTCTGCTTTCAAGTAGTGTTTATGCCAGTAAGTCTGGTAGGGCGTAATTTTAATCCAGATTTTCCAGCCGCTTCGTACTCGCCACTTCTCTATCAATTTAGAGCGGTCAGTCGGTAAGGGCTCGTTGCTAGCACATTGGCCTAATACACTGCCCCAGAAATCCTTTTCGAGTCATTTCAGCTAACTCAACGGTGTAGCTTCATAGCTCAATCGTCCGAAAACGCTTATCCGATCAGCAACCAATGCACCGACTCGCTCTTGGGCAATTTTCAGTATATTCAGGATTTCTTGACTCACCTGTTTGGTGGACAGGTATTCCACGACTGGCTTGGGCGGAGGAGCAGCGTGACTCCACATTTCTATGATTACCTTGAGGAGCCCGTCTGAGCCAAAATACTTGAGAGCCATTTCCCACAGCTGACCTTCCTGCACCATATCCAGGCGGGGCCTAGTCATAACGGAGTTCCAGCAACATGATGGTCTTTCTTGATTGCGAGTTTACCGAGCTCTCGGCGGCAGCGAAGCTGATATCACTGGCGTTAGTCGCTGAGGATGGGCACGAATTCTACGTGGAATTGCTCGATGCTTGGCAAGAAGAAGACTGCAGTGATTTCGTAAAGGAAACCGTGCTTCCACAGCTGTGGGGTGGGAGCTACGCGTTGCCCATTATCGAAGCCAGGATGTCGCTGCTCAGATTTCTGACGTCGTTCAAAAAAGAGATCGAGATCGTCACTGATGCCCCTCAGTTCGATTGGGAGCTTTTTTGCGACCTGGTATATGAGGACGGGCGATGGCCCAGAATCGTTCGTAATTTCCCTACTGACGCAACGACCCTTTCTCCGACTAGCGAGAGTGAAGAGCTGCCTCACCACGCCTTGCTCGACGCCAGGATCATCGCCGGCATGTTCGTATCTGTAAACCGAGGGCATCCCGGTGGAACCTGAGCGGGTTAGACGGAACTATACCTCTAGCTGATTCGCTGGATTTTCTTGATCTCAGATCACACCAAATCTCGTACAAACCACAAAAAGTAAACTCAAATACTTGGCTTTTGTTGGCAAGCCGAGCCGGGGCCTACGGCCCCAAATTAACGAGCAGGTTAAAAGGTGCGTAGGGGCAACCATAAGCGATGGTATTTGCTTGAGAGTGAGCTTAAAAAGCTGTCATATCGAAAGGGTCAGATAAAAACGGCGGCCAGCGAACCAGCCTCATTTCCAAAATGAAAAATGGGCCGGTGCAGGCAATGCTGCTTTTCTTTTGAGTTCAAAATATAGATCTCCGGTTTTGAAAAGCGAATTCAAGGGCAGAGATTTCATGATGTCGAAAAAAAGACATTAATGTCGCATTTATGTAAATATTGAATCAAGATCTGGCACCATCGCTTATGAGGTTCGCGTGCGCAGGGGGGGCTGTGGATTAAGCCGGAAATAAGGTTATCCAGTGATCGAAGCCATTTGGCGGCAAACCGATCTTTCCGCTTGGCCTCGAGTTGTCGTGTAGGCCAAGCTCAATCTCAACGCACCGCACCCTTTGAGAGCACCTGCGTCAATCCAGCATTGTCCTCTAACAATCAGCTCTAGATTCGGTAGCGTTAATCCTCTTCCAATATCGATGCACAGTCGATAGAGCTAGCCCCGTCTCCCGCGCAATTTGCGATTGATTCATTCCAGCAGTCTTAAGCTCGCGAACGACGCTTTCGCTTCCCTTGTTCTGAGGCTTTCCAGGCTTACGGGGGGCAACCCCTCCATCAGTGAGCTGTTCAGCAAGAATTCCAAGACCTCCTTCTTTCTCAAACGCTTGCAGCTGCTTCAGGGCAGCATCCATGAGGACAGGGTAAGGGGTGTCTTGCTGTTGGGACATACATAGAGCTAGGAGGGCCAGAGGGTTTATTCGAAGGCCCTCAGCAAGGCTCTCGAACTTCTCAAGAGTAATGCTTGTTTCGCCTCGCTCGAGGGCGCTGAGTTTAGATTTCACGGAGGCGTCAGAAAGGTCTTCGTGCCGAAGTTGACGCTGCTTACGCAGTGCTCGGATGGCGCCTGCGAGTGCGATTCTAAGCTGCATGGCTCACTCAAAAGTCAGGATATAGCCACACAGTAGGGTTTCCGTTAAATACCAAAATGAGGTAGTATTGCGCATATCGCGACCAAGACGGCTCAT